TTCTTCTCATCAATAATTTGATATTGAGCCAAAATGAGGTCGCTTTGAGAACGAACTAAGTCTCGATATTCTTTGCTTAAATGAAGAGTTTCACTATAAATCGATACCAATCCTTCTCGACCTGTTTTCATCAATGTATTCAAAATTGTATTACCTTGTCCAATAGGTAGATTCAGACCTTCTTCTGTTTGTTTTTTCTTGATATCCGCCATTGTAATCATAACCCATTTCCCAGCTCGTCTTTCAAAAATACCTGTTCGTAAATGCTTAACAACCAATGCAAAATCCCCATCACGAACAGGACGACCACCTACTAAAATTCTTTCTACATAATCATTGTATTGTTCTGAATCTAATTTAGGGTGATTGATTCGGAGGTCTTCGCGAATATTCGACTGAAGTTGACGCATAATATCAGGATTTGAAAATAAGAGTTGAATGCGGTCTTTTTCAGGAGCAAATCCGATGGTTCCTAATTCTTCTGCTTGAGTATCTTTTGGAATAGGTTGTTGTTGATGAATATTGAGAACACCTTCATCAATGAGTCGTTGAATATTTTTCTGGAGAATACCGCCTTCATACAAGAAACGGAATGGGTCATTATCTAAATCAGGGTCCCAGAGAACTAAACGATGTTCTTCTCCAGCGCCAGCCCCGCCAGCCCCGCCAGCCACGACATTATCAATATCCAATGCTTTTCTGCTTTGATAAATCTTTGCGAGACCCGGAAAAGTTTTTAATTCAGATTGAATGATTTTTAATCTGTCATTGATTCTTTCTAATTCACTACGAGCCTTTTCTTTTGTTTCTCCAGCGTGTTCTTTGATATCTTTGATTTTACCTAACAGAGAACTATATTCCTCAATCTTGAGATAACTTGCATAATACTCACCATAATCTCCACGACTAAAACGAATTCGTGCAAGAGCTTCTTCTGTATGAATTAAACCAAATGTTTCTGGATATAAATCAATGACTCTCTCTGGGAGGTTAGCACGAGGGAATCTGAGAGGAGTCTTTGCGATTTTAGCAATGGACATCTTCATTGATTCCTCCAGATTCTCATAGTTTGTGAGTAAAACATTATGGAATAAGGTATACATATCTGCTGGAAGATTCTCTGGGGTATATCCAAAAATAGCTACGAGAAGTCTGATTAAATCACGAATAGCATATTGTCTACCAACTCGTATCAGTAATTCTGCGGGAATCTCTTTCGTGAATTGGAAAACACAAGAAATAAGAGAATCCATATTGGTTCTACCGAGAAAATGGAGATTTTGAGTCATTAAGTCATAAATAGAAAAAGAATGAGAATGTTTCGCACGAATATCGTAAAGAATCATCGGTTTTCTTCGGAAACTCCCCGTCCACGGGGGAATACCCGAACGATTCGCGATGGTATCCCACGACGCTCTCCAGCGATGTGTGGGTGTTGTATAAAATCCTTTGGGAACAAATCGAGTACCTTCCTGAAGGGGTTCTGTTGTAGTCGTATCACACGGCAATTCTACAGGAGGAAGTAATACATCAGTATAAGGTCGGATGATACCTTTGGATTTATCTTCTCCTGTTCCTGCACCCAATGCGGTATTTTGATAATCACCATAATTGATTTTGATATTTTGATTACCGGAATAGGCAATTCGAATTGGACGACGACTTGGCATAACACTCATTTCTGAAACAATCTCATTGGCTGGAGGTTGAAATAGGAGAGATTGATAGCGATAGTAATCACGGAATAACATTTTAGGGTCATCTTTGAATGAATACAATGTTTCTCCAGGTAATTCATAGAGTGTATTTGGAACTTTTTCTTCATCTTCATCTTTGTTTTTAAGCAGTGTTATGATATTTGGTTGTGTGTCGGTATAAGGAATTATCCAACTCGGCGGGTCATCAAAGGTATGTTGTTGATATGGAAACATCGCAGGAATCTGGAGATTATCCCGTAGATAATTCGTAATAATCTGCGATTGTTTGGAGATGGTATATCGTGGAAGAAGGCTGTGTTTTGCAAGAATATCTTCATATTCTTTCTGTTGAATTCCAAGGTCAGTAATCGCGATTTTTCTCATAGGTTTTTCAAAACGTTCCACAATAACACCTGGTATTTTTGGGTCATCTATGAATTCTAATCCAGGATACATTCCAGTTCCACCTGTGGGGACATCAGCGGGGACATCAGCGGGAGGTTCTATGATTTCTTCTATAGGAATGCCGAGGCTTTCAAGACTTTCGACTTCTGATGCTATACTTCTTGAACTTCTTGAAGATGACATCCTCTGAAAGAAGCATCTAAAGATTTCGTGCTATCTTACACTATTGACAATACTTCATCACAAATCAACTTTTTGTAGATGTCGTCATCATCGTCGTCGTCTTCACCACCACGTCATTCTATGAATGACTTGCAACCTCATAATGCTCCCTTTCGATTGCATTTACCTTCTTACAATAAAGTATATTTTGAATCTATTGGAATGCTCGTAGATGAATATCCAGAAGAAGAATTAGCAATTGTGAGATATCATAAAAATGATAATGAATGGAAAGTCCGCGAGAAGGGTCATTGTCAACGAGACCTTCCAATGGTTCAGATTCATCGGAGTGTGATTTACGACCTAACTACAAAGACTCCTCTTGTAGTTGCACCTATCCGTAGGATTGAAGACCCATCAGATGCGGATGGAGATGCTACAAGTGATAGCCTTCGTCTTCATACACAATTCTGGGATGGAACGATGATTCACGTATTCTTTGTAGAACGTCTGGGTTGGATGTTGAGTTCTCGGAGTAAATTGTATGCTACTTGCAAATTTATTTCTGATAGATTGTTTAGTGAATTGTTTAAGGAAGCATGTGAAGCAATCGGATTGGATTTTGAAAGAGACCTTTCCAAAGACCGGGTATATTCCTATGTTCTACTTCATCCGGAAACTCGGCGTGTTTTTCCAGTAGAAAAACCCACTTTGAAACTTGTCCAGACTCATAGCCGAGCTGTTTCTGGGGTTATAGCTGGAGCTGATGATATTCCTCTGGAATGGTCTATTGAAATGGAATATGGTGATGACCTTAAGAAATCTGTGGTAGATTCCGTAGAATCTTCAGAGGCTCTTTCTGATGAAATTCCTTTTGCAAAGATGATTATTTCTGGTTGGAAACGCTACAGAATTACTAATAATTTATATAGGAAATTCAGTCATTATCGTGGAGTGTATCCTAAACGCGAAACGTGTTTGATTGACCTTTTGATTCAAGAAAAAGGTATTCATTCATTGATTGTGAAAAAATATATGGAATACTTTGTGGAAGATGCTGAAGATATCAAGAGACTTTATAAAGAAATGAATACATTATTTGGGTCTCTTCATCACTTGTATATTCAACGTCATATTCGTAAGACGATTGTTCACGAGAATCTTCCTCATTGGAGTCGTAAATTGATTTGGGATTTGCACGGGATTCATCTTCGTGAGAAAAAATCCATCCAACCAGATGTGGTGGTGAATTATATGTATAATTTGCGAGCATCTCAAATAGGAAAAGTTTTGAATGATTACAAGAAACAAGGTATTATTTTACTGGAAGCTACCAATCCCCCAGGTCATCTCCCGCATCCTCATACGACAAATCCGCCCCTCCCCCAAGACCAGGTTTCCGACGATGTTTCCGTGCTTCCCCAACAATCTCCCCCGGAGTCCATTCTTCCCGTTCAGGCGTCGGCGTCGTCGTCGTAGCCTCGATGTCCCCCGAGCCTGATACAGCCGGAGCTGGAGCCGGAGCCGCAGCAGCAGTAGATGCTTCCATTGCAATGAGATGCTTCAATGGATGAGCTGGGAATCCTTTCTTATTGATATAATCAACAATCCCATCGTGGATATTTCCAAATTCTACCGCGAGACTATGGATAGTCTCTATTAGAATTGTTTTGAGAATCTCCTTATTGAATTCTGGAGAATGATGATGAGATACCTTAAGAACCATTTCCTGAGTAAGAGGGTGAGGAAGTCGGTATCCAATAAACCAATTATCAATATCTCTGACAACCATTGGATGTTTCAAAAGAGTTTCTTGAAGAAGACCTCCAATAGTATGTCCTTCTTTGTAAAATCGGACAACAAAATCACTTCCAGTCTTGACACCGGTTTTAACCTCGGGTTCTTCATCTTTGCTCTCGCTTTCTCCTCCGTGTAATGACTCTTTTGTATCAAAGAGAATTTCAATCTTCTTTGGGTCTTCACTTTGGATTGCGATACGAAGAATAGTAAGTTTTTCCAGAAGAACCTCTGTAGCTTCTACAAGAATTCGGAATGGATTCCGTTGAGGTAAGACAGATTCTATAAAGAAGAGAATTTCCAGAGGATTACCATCTGCATCTCTTTCAACAGCTCGTTGAATATCCAGAAGACGAAATGTTCGGTCAAATTGGGCTTCAATCTCCTTGTATTTTGCATCATCAACTCCGGCTTTTCCTGCGACGAGTTCTTTGAGTTGTTCTGCACGCATTTTCTCAGCAATTTCTGGACTCACTCCAAATTCATAAGAACATTGGGAAGTTGGCTTAAAGCAGGCGTGTTCAGCACCCGTTCCAACGGCAAGATGAGCTTGGACATCAAGTTCTTGACCTTTTTTGAGAGTTGCAATCAGAATTCCTTCATTGCAATAGCGGTCTCTTGGAAACATTATCGCACGTTCTCCATCAGGAAGTTCTTTACCGGTTTCAGTATTGATAACACGAATATCATCAGTGCTAACGAGAACATTTTCTACGCCGCTATCAAGAGGATTTTCTTTTTGGATTCGTATTTCATATTTGGAAAGTACTGATTCTTGACCGCTGAGAGGAACAGGAAGATTCACTGGAATCAGACTAATACGATGAGTTAGAAATTGATGATTTAAAGGAGTTGTATTCTTCCGGATATGAATCGTTTTGAATGAATGAGGTTCTCCACGCATAGCTACACTGGGAACATCGCTATGAATCGTTCGCCGAATAGCATTGATAACAGGAAGTCGGAAACGATTAAATTTTACGGCTCCAATACCATCTTCCAGATTGATTTTATCAGCTGGAAATTCAATAGAAGACATACTCTATAATCTACAAGACGTCTTAAAAGATTCGTATTCGTACGTGTCTACTTTATAATTCTGGTCGTTCAATTTAGACAATTATCAATTTTGAAAGACACAGATGGCTAAAACGCATATCTTATTTTATCATAAGGATTGTCCTAATAGTCAAAAATTCTTGCGTTTACTCCAGCCTCTTCCGGAGAAAAAGCATTTTGAATATGTGGAGATAACCCAGGCATCTCGTCTTCCAAGAAATTTGCAAGGTGTTCCTGCAGTGATTCCAATGGGACAAACTGAGCAATCATTGATTCAAGGTTCTCAATGTATTCAATGGCTTCAAATGTTGGATTCTCTCCGGAAAGAGACATCTGCTCCTGCTCCTGTTCCTGTATCTGGTGGTGGCGGCGGCGGGGGTGGCGGAGGTGGGGGCGGAGGTGGGGGTGGTTTCCTGGAGGCATTTATACCGAATGAGATGGGAATGAGTAAGTATTCAGATAAATATAGTTTTATTGGTTCAGAAGAACCAATGGGTCATCGTTTTGAGTTTATCAATGGAGCCCGTCCAAATGTTGGTACAGGTTCAGGTATTCCATCAGGACCTGTTGTATCTAATATTGGAGACGCTCTCCGGACATCCAAAGATGGAATGAGTGAGAAACAAAAAGAATTAGATGAAAAATATAATGCATTGATGAGTCGTCGTGATGAGATTCCAAATGGTGTAAGAAGAATTGCGTGATACACGTTATACGTTTAAAATCTAAATGATATACACTAATGATGTAATAGATATATCAAAATGTCATCTTCCGGTATTTCAACTCCTAAAACCCCTGGTGGGTCTGTAGATAAATCCAAAATTACTGGATTATTTACAGCAAAACTTCGTGATTTTACTCGTGATATTCGTGTAATTCTTCCGAAAGAAGCTGATAATCAAATCCTGTTAACAGGTTTGGATGTTGTTGCAGGAGCATTTCCGGAAGTAGCATTGGATTTTATGAAGACCTATGTGATAACTCCGTATCGGTCTCATATTCTTGCGAGAAATGAAGATTTTCTCAAGAGAGAATTGGTGAGTAATCAAGAATCCCAAATGAGTTCTATCTCTGATTTATTGAAGAAGATTGGCTCAATCTGGGATACATTGAATGAAGACCAAAAGAAGATTCTATGGGATTATCTACGGGTATTTATGGCGATTTGTGATAAACTTTGATTTGATTTCTATTCTTTTAAAAAGAATCAAAATCAACATTCGTAGGAACGACTTGTGTTTTTTTGATATTTGAACGTTTTGGAACAGGAACAGGTTCTATTGTGATAGTATAAGGAGATTCCCGAAGAGCAATCTGTATTTTCTTATACAGATGATATGCAGATACAATACAACAAATAGTTAAAAGATGAAAGAATATAAGACTTCCAATAGCATATCCAATGAATGATTCATCAATAGAAAATAAGAAAATCCAACAGAATATGGAACATAGAATACACGCAATAGAACCTACTAAAAAACAATCAAAACAAAATTGATGTTCCATCGTGATTCATTATATATGATACTACGGAATGCATTAGATGCGTAATAAATTCTTTGTTTAGAATCCTGTAAGAAAGAAGAAAGAAGAAAAGATGAGTCAGATTTTCCATACATTGTATCGGTTCTTGAATGAACTCCGTGAGACAATCCCGGAATTAAAACCGGCGATTGACGAACATCTTTCTAAAAGTTCTCTTCCAAAACCGGACGATGTTATTCTTGGTAAATTTCTGGAAAGTCTTGCGAAGTATGATGAAGAATTGGCTTCTCGTGATGATTCGGTGTTTCAAGAATGTTTGATTCTTGGAGATATCTTTTTGGGTCCTTATTGGAAGCATCTAAGCGAATCTACCAAAGATACTATTTGGAAATACCTGAGTCTGCTTGTGTTGGGAGGTGGAAAGTATTTTGCGAAGAAAGCTGGAGCTGGAGGTAAAGAAAAAAATGAGAGAATTTCTTCGGGATTGGATGGACATATCAGTGAGAAAGTGATTCAAGAAGTGTTGATGAATAAAGATTTCCAGGAGAAAATCTTGGGGAATCTGAAAGACCTCCAGAAATCTATGACAGATGCAGATGCATCAGGTGGAAGTGGCTCGAGTTTTGACTTGAGTGGTGCTGAAGATTATATCAAGAAACTCTTTGGAGATAACACGGGGTCTCCTATGGAAATTTTAAAGACTATGACGGGAATCTCTGATATAGAATCTACAGAAATTGGTAAACTTTTCCATACAATTTTGGGTGATTTATCGGGTGTTATTAACCCGGATGATTTTTCATTTGGAATGAGTCAAGAAGAATTATTGAAACAAAAACCTGAAGATTTGATGGGAATGATATTGAAAAAAGGATTTTCTTCTAAGATTCTGAGTACTTTTGGAGGACTGGAGAAATCAGTGAATGAGCGTATCAAGAAAGGCGACCTTGACCCAAAGAAATTATTGGAGCAATCTCAAACAATGATGGCGAATTTAATTCCAAAGCTTGGACCTGGTATGGGAGATTTACTTGCAAAGATGATTGATTCCAAAACGGGAAATCATAAAGCTACAACCAGAAGTCGTCTTCAACAGAAGTTGGAAGCACGGAGAAAGCAACGAACCTCTGGTGGAACCTCCGAGGGAACAGACGCAGAAGCAAAATTAAAAGAATCAAAAGGAAAAAAAGGAAGAAAGGGAGGGAAATAATGACTCAAAGTAATCATAGAAAACATAGAATAGATGTCATCAGGAGGAGAGATTTTCTGGTTAAAAGACCCATTGATACTTGTGAATCCGATATATGTTTTCCGGTTTTTTCCTACAAATTCATTGACAGACCCTGAGAAAATGAATGCAATTATGAGAGCAAGTCTTTATATTTCTCTTGCATTAGTGTTATATACAAGTGATTGGAAATGGTTATTGATAATCGTTTTAACAGGAATTATTACAGCAGGATATAGTGCAAGTTCTCTGGAAGGATTCCGTGATTGGGTTCGTGTGAGTACATCTGGTTCTGCTTCTGCTTCTGGTTCTGCTGAGAATCCTTATGTGGATTATTTAGTGTCAGAAATGTTAAAGCGTAAAGAAACACGACGACGAAATATAAATAAAATAAATGAATTTTTGTATCAAGACATTAATGATGTTTATCAAAAAACACAAAGTCAAAGGTCATTTGCGGGAACTCCTGGAGAATCCTTGAATGACCAAACAGGATTTGCAAAATTTTTAGGATATGATTCAATGCGTTCTTGTCGCGACCCAGGAGACCAAGAACAATGTTATCGTGGAATGTAAATTAGAAGACAGAAAGACTGAAAGACTGGAATAAAAAGATATTCAAAGATAGAATTAGAGAATGTTTAATCTGAGTCAAGGACCACAATTGCGAACGATGGGACTTCATCATCTTGGACGTCTTCACGATGATAATTCTGCTGTTCTGGACAGAACGCGTCAATCTTTAGAACAAGGAAATTGGCGTCTCCAGAATTATTATCATTCTTCTCCAAGGGGTGTTATCAATGTGGCTACTCAGGAGGTTACAATGATTCCAACGGATGGCTATGGTGTGAATCGGAATGTGATTGACTATGAATCGGAGTTAAAAATCGGAGCGATTCAGACCAAACCGAATGTTCCAATCCATCCTCAATCTCGTCCGATTGCTACAATTCCATTTATGGGACGTGGACGTGGAAATCCTTATACTGAATCTCTTTTGATTAAATCTGAGGCTATTCGTGATAAGAAATCAGCGGGTACTATTACGGATGCATTCTTTGAGAATCAATTTACTCCAATGATTCCCTTTTTAGAAGAGAATATTCAGAATCCAGTGCATTATATTGAGGCTTTGAATGACCCTACTTGGGTTCGTGGTGGTGCTATGTCCCGGAATATCGTCCGCGACCAATTATGCAGTGAAAATCAGGCATTTCGGTAGGGTATGCTTATCTAAGTAATAAAGAATACGAGATATAGAATTATATTTATTGAAGTTATTCCAATGGGATGTTGTATATCCTATTGGAATGTAAAGAAAGAAGAACGCAAGAAGGTGTATATGGTTGAAGAAGACATATTGGAAGATTCTTCGGTCAATCCAATGTCAAGACAATCACACGTGATTCACGTGAAACCTCGTATATTTTCTATAGAAGAAATCCTGGAATATAATGCAAAGAGACAGAATGAAGAATTTGATAGAGTTTTGACTACGATGATGGAAGCAAGTTCAAGTTCTGAACATTAGAAGTGGGGGCGGGGGGGGCTACCGCCCCCTGCATAGCTTCCCTAAACGTTAGTATCACTTATGCATCCTTTAGACCCCCATCAAGAGTTCTTCATCATTTCTTATTGAATACCTTATGACTTTCCTGACATCATTCCTTATTTGAAAATATATCTATTATGTAAATTCTTTCATTGTAGTTCCAATAAAACTCTTATGAAAGACACGTGATGCCATTCTGGTAGAATTCTTGGCGTAGCCCGGGGGTCTCAGAGGGGGCGGTAGCCCCCTGCATAGCTTCTCTAAACGTTAGTATCAGTTATGTATTGCTTAGACCCTTCCCATCAAGAGTTTCTCATAATACCTTATTGAATGTCTTATGACTTTCCTGACATCATTCCTTATTTGAAAATCATACTATGATGTAATTACTTTCATTGTAGTTCCAATGAAACTCTAATGAAAGACACGTTATGGAATTCTGGTAGCCCGGGGGTCTGAGAGGGGGTGGAACCCCCTAAGCATACTGGAAATCCAATCCAAGAACACCATCACAAATTCTCATAACATTGTATACCATCGCATAAGCTCTCACATTTACTACGTGAGATATCGCAAGAGTATTCCGTGTCAATACCAATGTAAAATTATGACTACGGAATGTATTGATATGACCACTTGGTTGCCATTCTTCTGGTTTCATCGCCCACGAATACAGATATACGAAATCATCTGGAATACTTGTATGATGCTCATATGGCTGTAATACACGATAGAACCTCGCAGGTAATTCTGGAACAATATCATATGTATCATATTGAATTTTAGCAGTTTCTAAAATATCCCCGTGTCTTCCTGCTCCTCCACTTCCATCTGTTTCTAAATAAATACTCTCGCCTTCTTCTAATGGAATTGTTGGGTCTCTACGACTATAGAAAAACCATAAATTTTGACGACCACGCTGACGATAACGCATCGTAAACATCATTTCTTTCAAAAGACCATTGAATGGAAGTTCCATACGATAACTATTGGAACCTGCACAGAATTCGTGAAGCTGTGTATCTTGGATTTGCTCTATCAAATATACTTGAGAGTTATTCACAAACCATCGCCGTTCAGGCATATCAAGATACACATAATCAATCAATGCTTTCATCTCCAGAGGATAATCTCCTAAAATACGACTGCAATCAGACACATCAGGAAGAACAACCTCTTCTAATGGACGAAGGTCTACTTCCAATTGAAGAGTCTGATTTTGGAGACAAATCAGAGGAAATGCAGCCTCCGGATGACGACAAAAATAGAATTGAAGAGGTACAAATATATCCAGATTCCCTGCAAAATCTGTTTCATAAGTAAATGCATCATTCCGTCCAATCAAATCATTGAATCCACCGCGTTTAGATGCAGAAGTTGTAAGATTACCCCAGATTTCCATAAATTCACCTGTTTGTCGGTCAATCAATGACTCTCCAGCACGAAGACGAACTTCACGTATCAATGCATGTCCAATACTATTTGTATAAGAATACCCAGGAATATCAGGAAGCTTAATATGAAGATACACTTGTTTTAATAAATCAGCATCTCTTGGAAAATCCAATGTTAAAGATGTCTGACCAAAGGCTACCCGATTTTTAAAATTGACATATCGCCATTCTGTTGAGAAAGGAGTATGATGGTAATATACAGACCGAAAATGAGAAATCTCTGGATTTCCAATCAATAATTGGTCTTCACGATTATATGCCGCTAAAATTACGAGACCACTCGGCATTGTCTTTGTCTTTGTCTTTGTCTTCTGTTATTACATTTAAGAATGTTTATAGTTTGGATTTTACGATATCTTCCTCCAGAATACATTTACAATCTATTCTATATTTGAGTGCTTCATCTGGATGAATCCATTCAATATTTCTAAGACGATATTTCCAGGTTATCGGTAAAGTTTCATAATATATTGATGATTTAATAGTTGAAGTATCTTTTGAAACAGATACAATTACATTCCATAATAACCAACAATCCTCATATAATACTTTATCTTTATCTATCCAATCATTAATTCGAATTTCTTTGAAAGAAGATAATTCAATAGGAGGAATCCACCGAATATATGCAATTTCTATAGCTTTCCTGGTTAAAGAAGATTGATATGAAAAAACCCAGGTCATCATTGTTTTGTGTGTGTAGATTACATTCTTTAGATTAGTTAGACAAGTATGTCCTATGCTTTACGGACTGGTACACGAAGTCAAGGTAGATTCATTGCGGAAGATTGCATTGTTGAATCAACAATTAAAACAGGAAATATTGAAACAGGAAATATTGAAACAATACGACTTGTGTTCAATGATGGGTCTGTTGTAAGTTCTGCTACAGGAATTCAAATTGCTGAACTCAGTGGATATTTTAATCTTTCTGATTTTGACCTCATCAATGTAAGTAATATACGATTCTCTGATGGACTCGTTTTGAATCGCCGTACAACTCTAAATGAATTTGGAGGAATATCAGGAAATCTGAGTCTTTCTAATTTTGACCTTACGAATGTGAGTAATCTACGATTCACTGATGGACTCGTTTTAAATCGCCGTACAACTCTAAATGAATTTGGAGGAATATCAGGAAATCTGAGTCTTTCTAATTTTGACCTTATAAATGTAAGTAATCTACGATTCACTGATGGTACAATTTTGAGTAGTGCTGAAGGAATCGGAGGTGGTGGATTCCTCGGAGACTCTGACTTGGATTTATCAGAGTTTAATATAATCAATGTAAATACTATTCAATTTTTAAATAATGTATCCATTATAGCAAATCCAACAGAATCACAATTAACTTTGAGTGGAAGTATTCATCAGGGAGTCTATGACATAGAAACAGGAAGATTCCCTCTGGAGGTTTCGGAGAATGTGTATTTACAAAGTGTTTCAACTTTGATATTCAAGGATTCATCACAGATAACTTCTGGAACAGAACTTACACAAAATGATTTGAGTATTGGAAGCTTTTGGATTTCAGGAAGTGCTTCCGAAGCAAATCAATGGAGGTCTCTTGTGTATGGCGATACAGGAGGATTTGTAGCAGTTTCCCGCACAGGAACCAATCGTATTATGTCATCAGAAACTGGGACAACTTGGGTAGCTCACCCCGCGGTAGAAGCAACAACATGGAATGGAATTGGATACTCAAATGACCTTGGATTGTATGTAGCAGTTGCTGATAGTAGTAATGCAGTTTATCAAATTATGATTTCTCCTGATGGAAGTAATTGGTCAGGAAGAATTGCTCCGGAGAAACACTTTTGGAAATCTGTCGCATATGGAAATCAACCTGGTGTATTTGTGGCTGTTGGAGAAAATCAATCTACGGAATCTGGAGCACCAATTATGATTTCTACAGATGGAAGCAATTGGAATGCTATTACAGCATCTACAAATATCAAACAAACATTTTGGTCATCTGTAGTGTATAATCAAGATGATGCACAATTTGTAGCTGTTGGGAGAGGAATGAATACAACTAATGGAAGAGCAATGACTTCTTCTGATGGAAGCAATTGGACATTGACAGAACTTACGGGAGTTGATATTAGTTTAAATTTTTGGTCATCTGTTGCATATGGAGATGGATTGTATGTAGCAGTTGCCAACTCTGGAGTAAATAAAATTATTACATCTCCTGATGGTTCTACTTGGATAGCAATTACAGATATTTCTACAATTGATACTCACAATTGGACATCGATTGCATATGGAAATGGATTATTTGTAGCAGTTGCAAATTCAAGTTCTCAGAGTACACGTGTTATGACATCTCGTGATGGTCTGAATTGGACACTCTATTCAGGGTCAGAAGCAAACGAATGGCAATCTGTTGCATATACAGATAGAATCTTTGTAGCAGTTTCTCAAAATGGAACAAATCGTGTTATGACATCTGGAACATTTGGAATTGAGGGTAATCATATTTCATTGAATACAATAGATTCTATCACAGGAAATTCTACAGAAAGACTCCGAATAACAAATACAGGAAATGTAGGAATTGGAACAAGTACTCCTGGATACCTGTTAGATGTTTCCGGTGATGTGCGTATTCAAGGAACACTTATATATGATGATTTTACAACACTTTCAGGAGTAGTTTCAGCAAATGACCTCCGTCTTACAACACTTTCAGGAGTAGTTTCAGCAAATGACCTCCGTCTTACAACACTTTCAGGAGTAGTTTCAGCAAATGACCTCCGTCTTACAACACTTTCAGGAGTAGTTTCAGCAAATGACCTCCGTCTTACAACACTTTCAGGAGTAGTTTCAGTGATTGATGTCAGTCTCACAACACTTTCAGGAGTAGTTTCAGCAAATGACCTCCGACTTACGACGCTTTCAGGAGTAGTTTCAGCAAATGACCTCCAACTTACGACACTTTCAGGAGTAGTTTCAGTAAATGACCTCCGACTTACAACACTTTCAGGACAATTTACAAATTTGAGTGATTATGTGTATTATAATGCTGGACTTGTACCATCTTTTTCTACGATATTGTCTGGTAGTGATGATGCAGGTGGAAATAATATTTTAAATGTAAATTCTTTTTCAGCAAATTCTTCAAATATTACAACACTTACATCTTCTACAATAAATACATTACAATTACTTGCTAATTCTGGAACAACATCAGTAAGTGATATTACTATAGTTTTAATTCCTTCAAATGGTACAGGTTTATATTCTGGAATTGTTGGAGGAATCATTGATACAAATAAAACATTAAATCCATCACTAACTGATACTAATCTTTTATTACAACCTCTCTATGGAGGGAATGTTGGTATTGGAAGGACAACTGCTTCGTATAGATTAGATGTAAGTGGAAGTGTTAGAGCGACATCCTTCACACCTTTCACAGGACAACATATTGGTTTATTGAATATTCCTCTGGAAGAAATCCGTCCTGGTCTTGTGATTTCTACTGCTGATATTTCTTTTGGGACTCAATCTATCAATGATGCTTGGGTACAAGTAAGAATCACAAATAAAGTACGCGATAAATGCGTGGTTGGTGTGTGTTCCTCTTTAGCTCCACAACAAGGTTCAGGAGCAATTCATTACAATGCAATTGGGGAAGGTCAGATTCTTGTTTGTGGAGAAAATGGAGATATTGAAGCAGGAGACCTCTTGTGTTCATCTTCAACCCCGGGTATTGCAATGCGTCAAGATGATGACGTCATCCGTTCTTATACTATTGGAAAAGCCTTGTTATCTTGTAGATTTACTGGAGGAGATACAGAAAAACTCACAGGGTGTGTGTATTATTGCGGGTAGGGGTTCCAAATATAGATATACGCCAGAATCCTTTAGATTAACATTAACATTAAACAAAATCCGAAATCCTCAGATTTTTGTATCGTGAATCTGTAGAATGAAACGGACTATGGATGACACCGGATATGCCGAGAAATTACGTCGTCAAACAATGCCTGGAAGATATCAATTTGAAGCTCCTACCCCTAATCAATACGGGGCTATTCCGAGCGATGTTATGATTCGCCCTCAGTATTCTGGAGCATCTCTCAGTATGAGATACACTCCCGCAGAAGTTGAATCTGACCTCTGGGGTCTTGGACGCCCTCTCACTCGTCAAGTTCATGGAAATCATCACTTTACGAAAACAAATCCTTATACAAATGACCTCCGACAATTTGTTGTTCCAATTACTGGACTCACCACCACTCATAATCGCTTAGAACTCCCTCCAACTGCTCTTAAAGGTATGGGAAAGAATCGCTTTGATGTTCTCCCACATAATCCCGCTGACCAAGCCTTCCGTCCTTTTGATGCCTTTGTTTCCTCCAGAATCGTGTCGAAAGACCAATATCGGTCTCAACATTCACAACCTTTTGTAAATCCTTCTACTGGAACACCTACCACATATCAGGAGGAATCTGCCTATGGAACCGATGATACTGGATTAGGTTTCCAGAAACAATGCCCGGCTGTTGATGCTCGGTATTACAATGGAATCGTCTACAGCGAACCCAAACCAAGTGCATCGTGTGGAATGAAAGTTTTAGATACCGCCGCTAATTCAGTATAAATTCTTCTGAATTCTTGATGAATCTTTCAGTGAAATAGTTTCATTGGAACATTAGATTTTACAATGGAAGCCGCCATCGTAGGAGGAATTCTTGGGCTTGGATACTTGTTATCCTCCAATCAAAATCAAAATCAAAATACTAATGGAATACGACAACCTTCTCCTGCATCTTCTTCTTTAGGAATGGACGATTTTACAAAAGTAGCAACTACTACGGGTGATATCGGAGGTTATCAAGAATTCAAGCCAGGACCCGGAGCCAGACCCGGAGCCACGTATGTACAGAATCTCGCTGGACAAACCATTCGAGAAGACCGCTTGTATCATAACAATATGGTTCCTTATTTTGGTGGGTCAGTTAAGCAAAATATAAGTGCTAATGCAAATAAAACTATTCTGGATTATCACACCGGAGCTGGTTCCGTAGATATTGAGAAACGAGAACAACCTCAGTTTTTCAATCGTGAAAGAGCCAATATTGGAACACCTTTTGGTGCTGAAAATACTACCGATGAACAACGTCAATACTATCGTGATACCGGAAAACGAAATAATGAAGTCCCATTCAATCAAATTCGTGTGGGTCCCGGTCTTGCTGATGGATATACCAACATTCCCAGTGGTGGAGTCCAACAAGCAATTGGTCAAGATGTAGCCAGAAGACGCTATAAATCTGTCAATGAACTCCGTCCCGGAAATAAACCAAAAGATACTTATGCTGGAGTGATTCTCAATCCGGAACAACATATCAAATCACGTGGAGATGTCGGAGAAGTCAAACATCGTCATCCTGATAAATTCTTTGTGAATGAAAATGGAGAACGCAATCTGGTGACCACTGGTGCATACATCGCTCATCGTGTGTATCCTGAACCGATTGACCGGGAGGTTCAGCGTCCGAGTACGACGAGAGAATACTTCGGTGTTGCAGAAGGTGATACGAAGTCATACAATCGTGCGGCTGTGAAGAAGACTCATCGTCAAGCTCTTGACCCATTCAACATTGGACCCGCTACAACTACTGAAACTGGAGGACAAGCCGGAGATTATGGAGCTGGTGGATACGAGGTACTTCCTAATCAAAGAACCCAAACAGGAACCCGAACAGGTTTTGGAATTGCTTCAGGTGGAAGATATGCAGGAATTACTGCTTTCCAAGATGAAGCCAAATATACTCGCAAGACAAACTTTGAGGGACCCGCAAGGGAATTTGGAAATGCAGGGGCTACAAGTGGAGGCAATGGACCCGTATATGACCCCAATGAGATTGCTCGTGGAACCATTCGTGAACAAACGGAAGATAATGATTGGATTGCTCCAGCGAAATCGGAGGTGGAACGCGGGGTAGATTACACATATATGGAGAATGCAACGACGAATCCTAATCGTGAAGACCTCGCAGAAACAAATTGGATAGCTCCACCAAAATCTGACGTGGAACGAGAGATGGATTATACTTATATGATGAATGCTCGGACTAATCCTAATAAAGAACGAATTGCTCAAGGTCGTCAACCAACTCCTCAAGGAACAAAACTTGCATCTGGAAAACAAGCTGTAAGAATCCGGACGAAGAAGATTGAAGATGACTATATGAATCATTATACGCGTCCTCCGGCGAGAGTAATTGCACCCACAACCAGTCGAAATGTTTTTGGAGCCACAAATATTCGTCCAAAACTTGGACAGAGTATTCATTTAGAAAGGTCTCATCCTGGATTCTTACAACCTTTAACAACCAATCCCTATGTAAAATCTACGGCTTGGCACCTCCAAAGTGCGTTAAATTCTAAGGATTGATAGGAACTTTAGGAAATTATTATGTCTGATACCGAAACCGAAATGCCCGAAACCACCGAAACCGCCAAATCCGTCCCCGTCGAACCCGTCCCCGCCGCCGCCGCCGACCCCGCCGCCAGCTCCAGGAGACAACATCGCCAACGTCAGCAACAGCAACAGCAACGCCGTCGGCAACAGAAGAAACAACAGCAGACCCGTCGTCGTGGAAAGGGACGAAAGGGACGCAAGACCCGGAAGCATCGTCGTCATTAAATCAAATCAAATCTGTGTAAGATTTGCTCAGATGATAAAATCATCAAAACAAATCAAATCATCTAAATCATACAATCTAAAGGGAAAGAAAAAAGAACTTGGAATCTGGAATGAGTTTATTTACAGAACAATATCGTCCTAAAGGTCTGGACGATGTCAAAGGTCAACCAGAGATGGTCGGGAGGTTTCGTGGATTCCTCCGAGACCCCTCTACCTTGAAACATCTTCTCCTTTCAGGTCCTCCTGGTTGTGGAAAAACATCTTGTGCGATTGCATTCGGAAATGAAGCTCGAGGAATCATAGACCAAATCAAATATCTCAATACAAGTTCTCTGCGAACTGCTGAACAAGTTATGAAGAAAATCTATGGAATTTGTCGGATTATGTCTGGAAAGAATGGAATCAAAAGTGTAATTGTTTGCGATGAAGCCGATAGTTTAACATCGGAATCTCAAAAAGTCATTGAATATTGTATTGAACAATTTGAATCACGATGGGTTTTCGTGTTTATTATGAATAATCCTGACAGGCTTATCACGGAACTTCGTATGAAATTAGATGAAATCCGGGCGAATACAACAACAGAAAAAGATACATTTCAACTTGCAAAAGGAATCGTGATACGCGAAGGATTGAAAATCCCGGATTCTTTATTGCATTCTTTAATTCATACATATCGAGGTGATATGCGAAAAATCATTTTAATTATTCAAGCATTACGACATCCATTAGGAGACCTCCCGATTACACCGGAATGGAATGCAAAGAAAACGATTGAATTTGGGGAGAAGGATGTGAATGTTCTTTCAGTGATAGAACGTCATATTCTTTTGAATGGAAATCCAAAGTTAACCTGTCTTGCAATTGCAGATGCATTCAGTGTTCCTCACGATGACCCTCGAGTATTAGATTGTAAGCTCTGTTTGAATTATCCTGGAAATGCTCTTCCATTTTTGCTTCATTTATATTATGCGGTCAAAACCCCATAGAAACCATCTAAAAATTATCAGAGGTCTGCGGTATGAGTTCTGGTTCTGGGTCAGCGAGTGCAACAGCAACATTATTGACAGAAGCAAAGAAAGAATATACAAAACAAATTGTGAGTTTTCTTGCGACTCCTTTGTATGATACTCTGTATGTCCAATGGTCAAAATCTGTAGAAGATAATCCTTCCAGTCCAATGCAAGTGTTTCAAGATAAATTATCAGCGATTGCGGAATGGGACGATGAAGAGAAAAAGACGGAATGTCAGCGTTGTTTGAGCGAATCTCAATGTTCGTATATTGATGATTTAATTGCAGCAGTTTTCATTGCTCATACGAAAGTATTGGCGAGTATTCGTAATGAGGAAACAATCCGTGAATTCCAGATAGAAGTTCCTGGGTCTATTCAATTTGTTCACGAATGTTTGGTTCAATGTGCGAGGGAATTCTGGAAATCTCCGTATTTATTTTATCAAAATGAAGCGGAGAATAAGATTAGTCGCATTCAAATCCAGAAGAATTTGCGTGAAGCAGAAGGAGTCATTAAAGAAGCAATTGAGGATACAATTCGGAAAATGTTGCCTGTAAAGGAGATTCTTCAAGAATATCTGGAAGAAGGACGAGAAAGCCGTAGAATGAAATCTCAATCTCAAGCTCAAGCTCAAGTTTCTCAGACTGGAACATCCGAAAAGAAATCTCTTCCAAAGAAGCAAACAGATACAGAGACTGATACATTAATTTCTAAAACAAAAACACCGGTAGTAAATCAAACAATTTTAGAGAATATCCGTGAGCAATTTGAGAATCTCTCTGGAAATCAAACAACTGAAGATGAAGACAAAGAAGCAGATGCAGAAGTCTCATCAGAAACTCAAGAAGACGTAGACGCAGAAGCAGATGCGTATGATGGTCTTGAAAACTGGACAGGTGTTGGTGAAGAAGATGAAGACGATTCAGATGATGAGAAGATTCAGTTTGTAGATGAACCCGGGAAACCTCTGGAAGAGATGGTGGATGAATTAGGAATTGAAGACTTAACTCCTGAGAAGAAACCAGAAGAATCGGAGGAGACATCCGCGTCTTCGTTTATTGACGAGGTTTTGGAGTAATTCAAAGAATAGAAAAATCAATGAACTCAATAGGGTTATCTGTTCTTGGTGGTATTGTATCAATTGGAATTGGGTGGTTTGATAAGCAATTTCTCTCAGGGAATCAATCTAAGGATAAAGAAGAACCCCAAATGTCAATGACTCTTGCATTGCGATATTTCTTGATGGGATTTGGTGTATCCTATGTGATTCTCCTGGCGAGTTCTTATTTTATGGATACTTCTTCTCCAGGGTCAGGGTCAGCTGCCGGAGGGAATGAGATGGAAGATATAACGGATACATTGTTGAATATAGAGAACGTCCGTGAGTCATTTTCGGTAGGAAGACCGAAGTTTTAATTTAGAAGTTGTATCCCTGCTCCCATACAAGAGTTTGTCATAGATTCTTATTGGGTGTCTCATTTGAAAATCATAAATAATGTAAATTCTTTCATTGTAGTTCCAATGGAACTCTGATGAAAGACAATACTATAGGTTGGAAGTGTCCTTTAGATTGATTAGTAGGAATTCGTTTAAAGATTCATCATTTTATTGAATTCTATGATAAATACTCCAATGAATTCTACGACAGACTCCCCCCCCAAAGAGATTTCTACGCATTTGATGGGAGGTCTTGGGAATCAACTTTTCCAGATTTTCAATACTCTTGCCTATGGAATTCGATTTGAACGCATCCAAGAAGTTGTCTTTCCTCTGAGTGATACTCTCAGAACTGGAATAGAACGTCCAACTTATTGGAACACTCTCTTCCGAAGACTCAAAGACCATCATACCATTCCTGAAGAAGAGCTTTATGGTAGAGCAAATCGTCTTCCTCTTTTACGAGAACCTGGATTTCATTATACATTATTTCCAAATATTCCTCAATCTTTTATGTTCGATGGTTATTTCCAGTCTTATAAGTATTTCTTAATGGAATATCCAGAGATTCTTAAAATGCTTGACCTTCAAACTATCAAAGAAGAAGTTTTAGAAATTCTGCAAGTTGGAACAATTGATTTTAAAAATACTATTTCTTTACATTTCCGTCTGGGAGATTATCAGGAAAAACAAAAATATTATCCTGTAATGCCCTTGGAATACTATATAGATTCTATCCGATTTCTGGAATCAGAAACAGGAAAGACAGATTGGACATATTTATATTTCTACGAAGAAGATGACCAAGAGATAGTTGATGGTAAAATTGCAAGACTTCAAGAAACATTTCCACATGCAAAGTTCCAAAGTATCAATCATCAATTTCAAGATTGGGAACAATTATTGATAATGAGTTGTTGTACTCACAATATCATAGCGAATAGTTCTTATAGTTGGTGGGGAGGTTTCCTAAATGAGAACCCAAAGAAGAAAGTCTGTTATCCAGGAGTTTGGTTTGGACCAGCAATGAGAAAAACTCATCCATATACTGGAGATTTATTTCCAGAAGATTGGATTCGTATAGAATTGTAAATCATTCAATTGAATAATCAATATCTTTCCAATTTAATGAACCTTCATTGATAATTGGATTGAATACATACTTTCCTGAGTTTTTATTCATAATTTTATGAACTTTCTCCATATTGACTAAGTCAGGATGAACATACCAATCTTCAAATACATACTGAGGTTCTAAATTATGAATATCAGGGAATACACGGATATATCCAAATTTATCAAAGATTTCTCGGGATACTTGTCGGGTATTCATATAATTAGTATGCCAAATATCGTGTTCAAATGTGATAGTAGCAAATTTATATTCAGGAAGAATATGTGTTTCAAGGTTCTGTAATGTCCTTAGGGTAGAACCATTATTTGCTTCTAAATCAATCTGAAGATAATCCATATTTTTAGGGAAGCCATTTTCCTGAAGAATCTTTTTATAATCAACAACAATTGCATTACCAATTATATGAATACTCTGAGGGCGATGTTGTTGATATAGTGGTAAAAATCCGGGATTATATTCTACCATGATTCCTTTCCAATTCAACTCATTCTCTAATTTATAGGTATTATTGATATTGATTGGATGATTGGAACCAATCTCAAGGAAGTATCCATCTCTCTTAAAATCTAACATATTCACAATGAATGCATCTTGTCCAGCTTGTGAATAATATGACATATTATGATGTACTATAAATTTAAGTAATATTGCAATATGATTTTAAACGTAGTATCATAAAAACTCTTTTTGAATAAGTCTATAATTTTATAATTCTTTATGATATTTCTTTAAATCTTCAACATAATTATGATTTCCTGCTGAATTAAATGAACTCTGTGAATGAATACGATGATAACATAGGATTGCTGGAATATTTATGAATCGTTTTCCTTGTTTCCATAATCGCAACCATAAATCATAATCATCTAATCCAAAAAATCCTCCAGTGTATTGGTCTCTCCAATGACATAATTCTTTTCGTATTAATGATGAACTATTGATGATTGGATTCACACTATAAAAATCAAATCCTGATAAATCACCTCTTGGAATCGCTGGTATTCCTTCACGAGAACCAAAATAACTACACATTGTTCCAATCACATCAAATTTATCCAATAATTCTGGTTGAGTTTGAATTTCTAATTTTCTGGAATGCCATTTATCATCTACATCTAAAATTGCTATCCATTCATATTGACAATATAATAACATATTATTTAATGTATCTGCTTTACCCTTGATTTCAAGAGGAAATACAATGATTTTTATTTGATATCATTTTAATTCATTCAATTGTTCAACAATTCTATATACTTCTCCAACGATAGGAGATTCCAAAGAATGTCCATTGATTCCAATAATTACTTCCCAAGATGAAATACTTTGTTGTATCACAGAATTAAGTGATTCTTTTAAAAATTCTACTCAATTATACACGGGTATTAACACTGATACCATTGTATAATTCTAATCATTCATTCAATAAAAATCTCTGAAAAACAAACCAGAGGTCATATTTTTCGGGATGTTTTTCTTGAATGAGTTCAAAATGTTCTTGATTTTCTGTAAAACAATCCAATATTATAATTTGGTCATCTCTTATAAGTGTATGCGTATCAATATATAATTGTAATTTTCTATAATAAGTATCATACCACCAATCAATTTTGTCTTGATGACATACAAAAAATCCTCCTGCAATTATATTTTGATTTACTGGAATTTGAGGTGATGGAATCCCAAAGTCATCACGAGATAATCGTAATTGATAACATCTTTCAAGAAATGCTGGATATGGATTTCCAACAAATCCATAATACACTTTCTTAGTATCCAATGAATTCATTACTTTATCGGAAGGTATTCCAGAAATTCGTTCAATAGAAATATCATTAGGTCTTCCACGAAAATATCCAATATCACACCAACCAAACCAATCCGTTTTTATGAATCCAAGGTCTCTTGCAAGTTTTACAAAACGTATTTTTTCATTCCATAATACATTTAATTCCCAAGAAATTCTATCTTTTAATAAGACATTCTTTGTATGATTTTCTCTCCAAAATGTTTCTTGTGAATATCCTTCTAAATCTTTAAATTCTTTTATAATTACTTGAATATTAGAATATTTCTCAGAAAAACTTGAAAGTCTTTCATATCCGTGAGTATCTGTAAACACAATTACATATACATTATGTATATTCTCCAGAAAATATGTTATCCATTTACCATAGGTTTCTTCATTAAATTTATTCTTGAATGAATACCAAGCAGTTATCAATGATAACTTTAAGGTTCTCTCTTTAATGGAAGAATCCATTCTTTTTGTATCAATGTATCTATGCTTATTACTTGAAAAACTTTAGATTGTTCCAATTTTATAGAATATTCATTATGTGAATATTTGTCGCAAAGTTTGCGTAGTAATGCAATATCTTCCAAAAGATTTCCTTTTAAAAGTATAACAGCTTGTGTGTCTTGATTAAAATATTCTTCAATCGCTGAACATCCCCAGTAAATTGGCGTTGTATGACAAACTAACGGATTGATGATTTTTTCACTAAAATAATGTGGTGTCTTAAAATTCTCAATAGCAATATGATATTCATAATCTAAATAAGGTTCAATTTCAGTAAATTCACCTTTGAATCGAGAATCTGTAATTGTTCTATAATATTGACAACCACGACCATAAATATCAATAGGTAAATCAGTTTTGAGTATTTCCTGAACTAATTGATGACGATAACGATGTCCTGGAGCAGATATTTTGTTTGAAATCATAATAGACATACATTTGGGTTTTGGAGAAGGAATTTCTTCTAATTTTGGAGGAATCGCATTCCACATACATCCAAATCTTTCAGTAAATGGTTTAGGAAGTCTAATATCTGTTGAATATCCTATAAAGTATTTTCCGATTGTTTCTTTCGCATAATTTATAAAGACTTGTGTCAATCCAAGAAATTGAGGAGGTTCAAATGCTAATCCAATCACATTTTCTTTAGGAATCTTTTTGCTTAATTCAGGAGGCATTGGAGTATTTAAAAGAATAGCGTGAGTAAAATCATCATCATTGGTAAAGATATAATCTTTTTCATAAGATGATTTTGATTGTTCCTTGAGTTGATGAACGCGTTCATATTTTTCAGGAATTATTTTAGAATCACAAAAACTGGAAAAAAAACGGATTCGTATCATTGAATGCGACGAATCCATTTCACAAATACACAAAGAATTCTATGTGTCTATGTATACAATATTTCAATCCTTTATAACGCTTAGAACATTCAGGGTCTCCAAATAGAGAAATACGGGAGCATCCTTTAGATTGATTTTCATCTTACGTCCGTCTTTTGAGAGTGTCCAACATAAGATGGCTATAATCTGTATAGCGTCCTTCAATATCACTCTTATCAGGTCTTTGTGTAATTGTCCTGGGAACAATGATAAACCAGCGGTCGCGTTCTTGAAGACGCATCCAAAATGCATCAATCGCATACAGGTGATGCATTTCTGGTTCTCGTGTTAAACATTCAATACCTTCACGGATATTTTCAATCAATGTATCATAATAATGCTTTCGGACAATATACCCTGTTGTTGTCCAACTTTTACGAATTCTCAGGAGATGTTTTGTAATCATTTCTACAGGAGGACGAAGATTCCCTGCAAGAAGTAAAACATCATACTCAGCGGATTCTTTGCTTTTGAGAAATTCTGCATACATTGCATTGAATAATGCTGGAAAGGTAAATTGGATATCATCTTCTACAACCACAACATAGTCTAAATCACGGGCTTTTGCTTGCTCAATCACACGAAGATGACTTGTACTGCATCCAATTCTTCCATTTTCATGTTTGATAGCATCGAACCGCTCAAATTTCCATTTCATTTTACGGAGTTCTTCTTCCACTTTTTCACGCCGGTCTGTGCGTGATGCAAGATTTATATAAAAAACATTTTCAAGGGTATATTCACTTAATTCACTGGAAGATGACATTCTTCTTTTTTATTTCTTATAAGATTTTCTATAGGTTTAGTTTAAAACATTCCTTAATTGAAAATGTTCTATTGATAGAGATTCAATGACATCACAATCACAATCACAATCACAAGAAGAATCTTGTCTATTTCCACGATTTCAAATGTACCAATACATCTTAGATATCTGGTTTGATTCTAAAGCAATTGATTCAGGAGCTTTTACATATCGTTTCTTCGGTGAAACTCTTGAGAAAATACAAGATTTAATGTGTGAATTCCTCTTTGTTTTGGATACAGGAGGTGCAATGATTTCTTACGGAATGAAAGACCATAAAATCTATCATCTTGAATGTTCTAAAGCAGAAATGATTGAGAAACTAATTCCAGGAAATCTTCAATTACAAAATCCTACAATCCAAATCAATCATTTCTTATCTAAAAAAGAAAAACTGGATTAAATAAAATATCCTGAAAAAACTCTATAAAGTTATTAAAAAATGGGTATAAATGAAGTAAAAAATACTATCTTTTTTAATAGGAATTCAATTTCAAATTAAATTAGAAAATGAATTCATTAGAACTTAGACCTTGTGCTGGTCTTTGTAATCGGTTAAGAACTATTTTTAGTTATAGATTGAAAGCAATTGAAGAAGGAAAACAATTAATTGTATACTGGGAAGACCATTCACATTGTTTTGGAAATATATTTAATACCATTATTGAAATACCTCCAAATGTATCTATCCAAAATTGGATTGAATATAAAAGAATGAATCCTACAGGAAACCCACTTAAAACTTATTCACAATGTTGTATTCCAAATTATGAATGTATTCGTCTTACAAAAGAATTCAAAGAAATTTATAATGATATTATGAATAAATTATTCGAAGGAAAACCTTTTATTTCTGTTCATATTCGTAGAACTGATTTTACAATAGACGCATTAAAAGGAGGACATTATGTTCCTGATGAATATTTTTACGAATTTATAGATTCACATTTAAAAACATCTCCTGAACTTCTGGTGTACTTAGCAACAGATAATCCTGAAACTCAAAGAATATTTCAAGGAAAATATCCAGGAACAATTAAAATTATTCAACAAATCCCTGAAACACCAATTCCAGGAACACTCCGTCATACAAATAGTATATTTGCTTTTTTAGATTTATGTATTTGTGTATCAGGAATAGAGTTTCGTGGAACACCTATCTCATCATTCTCTGAAACTATTGAATTAATGAGAATACAAAATATTAAAACTTTATGGTAGATTTTATGATTGAATTAAAAATATATTCTATTTAAACGCTCGCAAAATATATTGCTCCTAATGCTAATATACCTGCTATTAAATGATTTGTAGTAATTTCTTCCTGGAAAAAGATATATCCTGCAATCACAATACTTACTGCGGAAAGAGAACCCCAGAGAATATTGAGTTCTCCTAAATATGCTTTATTTGCATAACAGAAATATAGCAAAAAACAGATTAAGAAATACAAAAATAATGCAAGAATAAAATACATAGAATCTTTCTGGGATTGTTTTAAACAAGCTTGTGCAAGGGTTTCAAAGAGAACAATGAATAATACGGCAATGATAATCAACCAAGATGTATGATGTTTATTTTGGAATAAAGAAGACATTCTATAGTAGAATCATAAAGTATTTTATTGATTCGGTTAAATTGAACAATCAAGAATATAATCCATAAATAAATACATATATCATTTACTTCAGGATAAGATGACTGAGATAAATGAAAGAATTTGTCTTTCTGGTTCTGGAGAGCCATCTCCTGTACCCACCGACATCACTCCAGCTTATTCTAAAGAATCTGATAAAGCATATTTAAAAGAATATCTTAAAACTATCCGAACAAAAACTGGATTTAAACGTCTCAATAGTTCTCCATTGAGATATGCCGGAGGAAAAAGTAAAGCAATTGGATTGATTTTAGAATATCTTCCTGAACTTTCTACTAAAAGGATTGTTTCACCATTTATTGGAGGAGGTTCTGTAGAATTAGTTTTAGCAAAAGAATTAGGTTTTGAAGTCATTGCATATGATATATTTCATCTTCTTGTTGAATTTTGGAATGTTCTCATTGATTCTCCAGTAGAACTTTCTAAAGAATTAGAATATCTCAAACCCACTGAAGAAGATTTTACACGAAATCGTCATATACTTCTTCATTATTGGGAATCTGTAAAACCTCCTGACCTTGTCTATAAAACAATGAAACGTATCGCTCTTACAGAAGAAGAATGTTCATTATTACATGATAACATTCTGAAACGTGTAGCATATTATTACTATAATATGCAATTATCATATGGTCCTATGTTTCTTGGCTGGGGAAGTTCAGTATATTTAAAAGAAGAACGTTATAAGAATATCATTGATAGAATTCGTGATTTTAAGGGTGTGAATTCAGAGAATTTTAAAGTTATCTGTGATTCATTTGAAAATGTTATTCCAAGACATTCAGAAGATTTCTTATTCTTAGACCCTCCATATTATCTTGGAGAAGATTCAAAGATGTTTAAAGGAATGTATCCAAATTGTAATTTTGCAATTCATCATAATGGTTTTCCTCATCATATACTCTGTGAATTATTGAAGAAACATTCAGGAGGATTCTTTCTAACATATAATGATTGTAAAACGATTAGAGAATATTATAAAGATTATATACAAATCTTTCCATCTTGGCAATATACATATGGTCAAGGTGAAACACGGATTGGTAAAAATAGAAAAGAAAAAGAAGTTTCAAGTGAAATAACACACGTCAAAGAAAGTCATGAAATCTTTATTATTTGTCCTCCGAAGAAGACACCCATGGAATCGTAAGAGAAGGAATATTTGCTTGTAATAATTGAATCCAATGGAATCCTCTATTTCCGTTTGCTCCCAGAAAGTAGCTTTTATGTGTTGTCCTATATTCATATGTAAGATATTGGCGAAAACCTTTTTTTGATGAATCATCAAAATCTCCTTTGATTCTCTCTGATGAAAGAAATCTCCATTTTGCTTTTTCAATAATAAATTTGATGATATCAGATATCCAAAAGAAAATCCATACTTTATCATCAAAATATACGAGAAAGTCTGCTGGTTTTGGACTATGAGATTTTGCAAGATAGTTTTTCCAGAGAGTTTCACTTTTTAAGATTTCTAATTGAACTTCTTCTGTTTGACCTGTCAGCTCTGGAATTACACCAAGAGTGAATTGAAGATTTTTACCACTTTTAATTGATACACCAACATTTTTTAATGAATCCATTGGAATATCTCTTCCAGAAAAGATTGAAGACTTGAGTAAATTAAATAGTTTAATTGTTTCGGGATTTTCTTCATAAAGAATACAATCAGCTGTATTAGAGTATGTAATAGAATCATCTTCTTTTCCAAATTGACTTATAAATAATGATTCAATATGATGACCACGACGTTTTTTAATTAAACCTATTTTTTTACAAGATTCAATACGTTTTTCATTTCCAGATGTTTCAATAATTCTTTCATTTGTTTCAGTAAGAGTCAATTGTGAGGAGAAAGTTTCCGTTAATTCATCAATCAATGATTCAGAAGAATCATCCATTGTTTCCCTTGAATCATCATCCATTGTTTCTCTTGAATCATCATCCATTGGTTCTCTTGAATCATCATCCATTGTTTCAATAGAAATAATAGAGTCTTCAATTGTAAGAATACGAATATTTTTAAAAGAACTACGATTTAAACATTTTTTACAAAGTTTGTTCATTGTTTTATCAGGTTTAAATAATGTTCTACATCCTTTACAAAATGGTAAGCTTTCAAAATCTTCCGGCGTAAATTCTCCTTCATATTTTGAATGTCTACCACAATAGGTTTTACCATTTAATTTACTATGAATACAAGATGTACCATCAATCATTTTCGCAGGACATACCAAAATTGGTGGATAACATTTCGGGCATCTGGTATAATCTTTCATAATATATCGTAATCTACATCTTGAACATTTACAACATTCATCCAATGATACATTTTCAAATAGTTCATGTTCTTTACAACAAATTTTTCCAGGTAATGCTTTTCTACTACAGGGGTTATCATCACGATTTTTCCATTTACAATTACGAATTGGATTCTTTTCAAAACAAGAGCTACATTGATTTGTGATTTCGGTTGGTTTTGTTAAATAGCTACAAGTAATACATTTTCGAAGAGAAGGAATATCTTCCGGAGAATACTTTCCCTCATAACGTGCATGAACTCTACAATAGTGTTTCTCAGGAGAAATCTTTGGTAGAGTGCATGGTTCTGCATGTTTATTCATCCATTCGCACGAGGACATCATGAATGATATAGGTCAAGACTAATATATTTTATATGTTGGATTGATTGTTCAATTGAGGATAACTTCTTATAAAGAACATTTTTAAATACCTTTGTAAGTATTTTTTGAAAATACACACAAAGAAGAGATACAAAATAATATTCCAACTGCGGTAAGAATCCACGCAGTCGATTAATTCGAGTATGCAAGACCTCCCATGCCCGAGATTACGCGGAAAACATTGTAGTTCACAGCATAGATACGGACTTTAGCAGACGTGCAAGACCCACAAGAAACAGCACGAGGGGTAACAGTCAGGGACAACGTGGCGTTGTCAATACGAGAGAAGTTGCACGTGCCGGAAGGCTGGTGGTCTTCGGGAGCAAGAGCGAAGGAATACACGTTGATACCCTGAGCCGGGACGTTGGAGAAATGCTGGTAAGGCTGAACCCAGTTGAAGTAGTTACCAGCACGCTCCTGGAACCGGTCATGTCCGTTGAGCTTGATGAGAGCAGACACCACGGGGTTATTGCCGGCGGCGCCTTCAACGAGGGTATGGCTGTATCCAGAATCATGCACAGCGCGGTCCCAGAAGTCCGTGTAGTTGAAAGGCTGACGACCCTTGTAAGCGTTGACAGTCGCATCATTGCCAGAGCATCCCTTGAAGTCATCACGCTGAACAACCCATGCGAGGAATTTCACGGGGTGGTTGAAGTTCATCCGGATTTGATTGGAAGTAGCCGTGATGGATTCTTCCGCAGAGTATTGGAGCTGTTCAATGAGATACTCGTGAGAATGCTGAGCGAACTTACGACGCTCATCAGTGTCAAGGTAGATGTAATCCACGAAGAGAGAGCAAGCCTGGAGACCAGCCGTAGCAACGCGGTCGCGGATGGCTGAGTTGTTGTACCAGCAGAGGTTCTCAATCGTGTTGAAGTCCACGAGAATCTTGACTTCGTGATACTGGAGAGCAATCAGAGGAAGAGCAAGACCCGGGTTGCGGCAGTAGAAGAACTCAAGAGGGATATACAGAGTGTAAGCAGGGGCACACTTGCGAACCGCTGAGACAGTCTCAGGAGCATCATTACCATTCACAGAGCAAGTCGTGTCGCAAGCAACACCACCTTGTTCAAGGAGGTTAACAAGCTCGGGAACATTACCAACCATACGAGCATACCCACGCTGTTTGCCGGTAGGGAGAGTCAGTTCATTCCAGATGTGCATCCAATCACCCCATTGTTCATCAATCTTCTGACCACCAACCTCAAGCTTGACCTTGTGGATAAGGTTATGACCCGGCCAGTTCAACCAACGGAACTGAGCACCAGAACCATCCGTAGAAGCGAGGGTCACCTCAGGGAGAGTCGCCTGGACATACGTCTTCCAGATTAAATCACCATTACGGGAAATCTGGCAGGTAACATTCGTCTGACCGAAGGTAGCACGACCATTGAACGTCTGCTCAATAGACTCAATCGCGAAGTTCGTGTAGCGACGATACACTACCTTGAAGAAGGTAATCGTGGGGTTTCCCGTGAGATACATATCTTGAGCACCATAGGCAACGAGCTGCATTAAACCTCCTCCCATTTTGTTTTATTCGCTAAAAATGCTATATTCATTCTATGAAAAAAAATACAAAAAGGTTCTTTTCGGGTGCTTCTTTTTTGTTTAGATTGAAATGAGTCCAGGATTTAAACGTCTAACTTTGAATCTTTGAATCTTTGAATCTTCAAATCACAAAAGAATTCGTGTGGTTCTAAAGGATTCTTTTTTTACCTATGATTATAGAAAATGGCGTCTCGTGGTTTTCTCTTACGACCTGTTCGCAAATCCTCTAAAGGGGTTAATCGCGAGACTGTCGTATCTCTCCATCAAAAACACGTGAATTCTCTCAAAGATTCCAGTGAAAATCTCGTGTCATATTTTTTAGATAATGGAGAATTACTTTTTCGATATGCAGACCTTTTAAATCAAACAGAAGAAGAACAACCTGTTGAGGCAATTCACGAATTTAGTATTATGAACTATTTTATGAAACCTGACCCTTGTGATAATGTTGAAAATACACGATTTCCTAATTCCAATTCCAATTCCAGCCACTCAGGAGGAGATTCACAAAAAGATATTCTACTTGAAAAAGAATATTCCAATTTCAATAAAACAGATATCTACAATGTCTTTCGGGCAAATATAGATTCCGGATTTTTACCTCAACAATATCTTGAAAAACAGGTAAATAGTCGACTTTGTAGATGGTGTGGAAATGAAGCTACTTTGCTTCCCAATGATGCTCTCTTGATTTGTGAAGATTGTGGTCGTCAAGAGAAGATTTTAATTGACATCAATCGTCCAGGATACAAAGAACCTATGAAAGATTCTTCTTATTTCAATTATAAGAAAATCAATCATCTTAATGAATGGCTCGCACAATTCCAAGCTAAGGAATCCACCGATATTCCAGAAGAAGTCTATGATAGAATTTTGATGGTCTTTAAGAAAGAACGGATTACAGATGTTGCTGATTTAAAACCGGAAAAACTCCGTAGTATTCTCAAGCAACTTTCTTTGAATAAATACTATGAACATATTCCACATATCATTAACCGATTGAATGGTCTTCCTCCTCCAAGATTATCTCCAGAAGATGAAGAAGCAATTCGGCAAATGTTCCGTGATATTCAAACACCTTTTATGAAACATTGTAATCCAGAAAGAAAGAATTTCTTGAGTTATTCATATGTTCTTCATAAGTTTTGTTTGATTCTCAATAAACGGGAATTTATTGATTGTTTCCCGTTATTAAAATCCAGAGAGAAATTGTATGAGATGGACCAAACTTGGAAAAAGATTTGTGCTGATTTAGGCTGGGAATTCCATAGGTCTATTTAAAGAAATTCAAGATAAGATAATTGATTATGAATCAATTATCTTATTCAGGTATTCAATTTAATTTACTGGAATCCAATCAACTAAGGATTCATTATAATTAGATTGAAGATTTAATAGGTCAATTTAAATGATTGAATGATTTTAAAACTTGAATTTCAAATTCATTAGTGATTAGTACTAATTTATCACTTTTTTGAATATTATGTGTTCTATATATTTTGTTGTTTCTAAAACTTATAAAATAAGTATAAGGATTATTGAAATTACTAACAAGTTCTCCTAAAGGAGAAATATCACTTATTTTTTCATATATTAATGTATTAAGTGGTTCTCTATAAATCGTAAATGCTTCTTGAATATTAGCCATTGTTCTCTAAAACAATAATTTAAATACATTATTAGAATGTTAACGAAAATTAGTAGTGGTAGTGGTAGTCGTAGTCGTAAACAAACAATTCAAAGAAGTCCAGTAATCATTCCAAAATCAACAAGAAAAAATAATAAAAGAAAGAAAGTAATAATAGTTCTTACAAAAAGTGCGATTAAACAAGAAGCGTGTCGTCGTGTATTTTCTGGAAGAGATTTTATACTTCATTTTCAAGAGATTCCTGATAATCCATTACGAGCTCCTCAACCAATTTCTTTAAAAGGAACAAAAGAAGCTGGAACACATCGTATTCGTGATTATTTGGAGAATCGTGATGGTAAATACTTACAATATAAAGATGCAATCATTTTATCAATCGAAAGTGGTATTATGAGTTTTGATGATTCGATAGACCCCGATGAGTATACTAAACAATCGTGGGCAGATGTATGTGTTTTATCATATGGTAAATCTCTTGATAACATTAAGTATGTAGTTTGTCCGTGGATACTTGGAATAGACCCGGAATATACACGTGAATATTTTAAAGACGGAAAAATCCATCCTGACCCTAAATTTGATACTCTTGGGAAAATGATAGTTGAAATGTATGAAACAAAAACAGGGAAGAAAATATCTCATAACAATTGGATGAAAGATGTCGTGGGAATAGATAGAACTGACCAAATAGAAAATGGATTACGTGAATTACATAAAAAACTTAGGGAGGTTTCCTAAGAAGTTGTGTGAAGAACTTCTATGATTTCGACGTAGTCTTCAGGAGTGATAAACTCAAAAACTCGAGGGTCTTCAAATGGAACTTTATCAAAAGGGTTATTGATAGGATATTTAATGAGACTTTCTTTCATTGCATTATGATATTTTAAGCGGAGTCTCTTTGCGTAAAAGAATCGTTGAATGACTTGAGAAACAGAATCATTTGACTCATTTGTATGATTCATATTGATTCTGGAGAATCTATTGTCTATCATAAATACTTTTGATTCGTCCATTCTTTAACGATTGTTCATAGACAGATACAATGACAAATTCTCTGATTTTCCAGAGAGGTTTTTTAGATTCTTGACAAAATGGAAATTCCCGATAGAATCGTTCACAATCTTCACGGAATCTCCAAAGATTTTCAGGAGGAACTAATGAATTTTGAATCAGTTTTGATTGTTGAATATACTCATTCTCCTGTGAAATAGATACCATGTATCCTTGTTCTTGGTAGTATTTGTAATATAAGAAAGGAACAGATGTGATAACTGAGAGAACCAATCCAGCAGTCCCAGTGTATTCCATTCCACGAGTTAAATAAGATATATAATTCATAGTCGTAGTCTTAGTCGTGAATCCTAAGAATCATTCTATTGTATAGAATCAGTCTTAAATTAGATGCTATTCAATTAGTTTCTTTCTTGAGAACAATTACCAAAAGCATTGGAATATAATCCGTAAGATTTCCAAGATTCAAGAGTATGATGTCTTGCTTCTTTGAGTGAGTAAGGAGATAAAAAGTTCCTTTCAACAGAAAGATTCCGATATTCTTCTACAAATTTAAGATAGGCTTCATGATTGCAAAGATACAAATGTTTCTCAAGTTCTATTTGTTTAGAATCTTCATCAAGTTCTTTCCAGAAAGCATATGTTCCAAAACACATAAACCCTCCCAGAACAACCCCCATAGTTCCATAGGCGGTTGAAAATAAGATATCAACAATTTTCATTTTAGAAGAATCTGAGATAGTCTGAGATAATCCTGGAGAGATAGATTTAGTTAGATTCTTTAAATTTTTAAAAAAAGATATACCTGTTTCTGATTAAATTCGATTGGGTTGCATAGTTTCCCTAAACGTTAGTATCAGTTATGCATTGCTTAGACCAGACCAGACCCTTTTATGCATCTTGATGTACAAGATTTCCAATGATATCTCTATCCGGTTTTCTGGAGAGAATATACAATGTCATTGCTAAAAATACTCCATAGAAGTTCTTTGCTATCATATCCAAAAGGTTATAACTGATATTCTTCCAGGCAGGACGGAATATCGCAGCAACTCCATACAATCCCCAAATCACAAACATAACACCATACAACAATCCATTCTTTGCAAGATTCTTCACTGCAAAACGCGACCACATCCAATAAAAAGATACTCCAAATGCAACAAATCCAAATATCGTTGATGTCCATATAGAAATCACTCCAAGTTCTTGAAGATATCCAAATAGCAACATCACAAAATTTGCAACAGCTATTACAATCACATCTACCCAATAATCACGCAGAAATCCTTCGATAGTTAATACACGCTTATTCGGGTCATCTTTCCCTGAAGGAGATACATTCGCTTCTTTTCGAGCTGTTTTACGATTTTGATATTCATAATACACAATCGTAGAAAATAACATCATTGGGGTCGTAAAAACCCAATCATAATAACGATAGACAGCAACATCCGTGAGAACATTCGAAACAAATCCACCATACCAAGAATAGAATATCAATTCAATCACTTGGACAATCGATTCCAGAACAAGAACATCTTTCAAAATCAAATCATTCGGTGAAATCGGAAAAGATAACCCAAAAAAATTAATTAAGAGGGTTATCCATTGAACAGCCAGGGATAAATATAATGACCCTGACACAAGAGATGCAGTATTCATTCTAATTCTAATCTTTCTTATCCAAAATATTCTTTTACAAAATCAGGTGTTAAAATCAATTGATACACACGCTCATTATTTTCAAAGAGTCTACCCTTGAAATCAGCATAAGATTTCTCGTGTTCTATGATTGACTCGAGGTCATCTCCAGGTAATTTCACTCGTGTATAATCTTGATAATATTGCTTTGTACTCACTGCGATAGAATGTTTTCCTGGTGTAAAAATACATTTAGAAAAATAACACATTGACTTCTTGATGTCATATTGTGATAATAATGGAAATTCTTTTAGAACTGGTGTTGAAAAGTCGCCGGGTCTTCCAACATACTGATGAACTTGTTTTTTACATCGATACACGATGGGTGATTTTGAGTTCATTCTTGAGTGATAATATTCTCCCAAAAAACGAGGTTCGTCATATAGACTCCATATGATACAACCACGAGACATAGAGTATTCTTTTTTGAGAGATATCATAATGTATGACGATGGAATGGATTCATAAACAGACGATATTCCTTCTCTGAGTTTCTGGAAACGAAAATCCAGAACACCCGCATATGGATTCAATATGTATTCGAGATAGACCGGTAAATCAGGGTGAAACATTATAAAACTCCATAGAATTCCTGATGGAGTCATTGGGGAAATGATAAGAAATCCAGAGAGTTCAGAAAGAGATACTTTATGAGAACCAATTTGAATCAATCTTTCTGAATTCATTTTTGATTCTATGATGATTAACACATACATTGTATGACAAGTCTATGCTTTAGATGACACAGCGAATCATTTGGAATGACTCATTGTGTTTGATTGGATTGAGTGCTTATTGTTTAAAGCTTGGGGAATCCAACGAGCTGAGCACCAAGACCGAAACCGGCACCCTGACGAGCAGTGAAGCCAACGGAGGGAGCGAACAAGTCCAGGACAGCGAAGGCAGCAGCGGCAACGAGAGCAATCATCATAACCTCCGAAGCCGGCAACTTCATCTTGCTGGGAATTAAAAAGACGGCAATCGCAACGGCGGCACCCTCAATGACATATTTCACAAGGCGAGTAACAATCTCGGTCATATCCACGTTCATTGTTTTTATCCAGATATCCTATATTCACTTGCATAAAAAAGATTTTAAAAGGGTTTTTTGATTCTGTTGCGTTTATTCCAGGAAATCTAAATCCTTTGTCTCTTTTAGAAATTAAGAATTAGGAATGTCATCTTCTAAACCAATGGATGTGGAAGTGGAGGTTGAACGTGAAGAGGATTTATTGTCTGTAGACCCAGAAATTCCAGGTCAAGGATTTGTATGTCTTTCTTTCTTGAGTCCGAACAAAATTCTTCCAAAGAAAGAACATTTCTTTTTCAGCGAGTTTATGAGATATTATGAAAGTAAAATCCGATTTGATGCATTTGAGAAATACATCGCAAAACTTGTGGAAGAACACAATGAAACCTCTTCCAGAGATTTAGAATCTGTATTCCAGAGTTTTTATGATTCTAATGTTGCGTCTGGGTCTGGGTCAGATTTTACGAAGAATTTTGGGGAACTCCGTGAATCAGCCGTTGCAAAGTCCAGGATTCAGATAACAGATATCTTTGAGAAGTTCCGTCATCATCTGGAAGACCATCGTTCAGTATTTGCATCTCAAGCGAATATTGTAAGAGAATATGAGGATTTTATGGCTACTAAGGGCGAAGAACTGGAGAAGAGATTCCACGAAGACAATCAATTCCAGACCAGTGTCCAGGGTTTGAAGGTTCGTGGAACCTACGCTACTCACAAAGAAGCGAGTATTCGGGCGAAGAAGCTCCAGAAGAGCGACCCGAATCACAATGTATTTGTCGGACAAGTTGGGTATTGGTTGCCCTGGGACCCGAATCCGGAGAATATTGCTGAGCAGGAATATGCTGACAAGGAACTCAATGAACTGATGAAGAAATACAATGAGAATCAAGAAAAGAAGAAGGAACTCTTTGAGACAGAAAAGAGTATGCGTATCCAGAAGGCTAAGGAAGAAAATGATAGACGCAAACACGACCTGTTAATGTTTAATAGTGATGCGGATGCGGATTCTGAGACGAATGTCCGTGTTGGAGTGGAACAGACGGAACCTACTCAAGGAATTACTGGAGTCCGAGAAGCCAAAGACATTATGGAAGGACTTGTCCGGAGTGAGATTGGAGAGAATCCCAGAATGGCTCTTAAAAGAGAAGATACCAGAGATGAATGAATCTACTGACTCAAAGAGTTTCTTAAAGAAATTCATTGAATCTGAATCTAAAAACTTGTCAATCGTCTATCAGGTGTTCCTGTTCCTGTACCTGTGTTCATAACAGACATTCCTCCGGAGGTTGCACCCCGAACCGCAGTAGCTGACGCGCCGCCGCCGCCGCCGCCCCTGCCTCTTCCTCGTCGGGAAGATGGCGGAAGTTCTCCATCTTCTGTTAACCATCTGGCTGGTTGGAAAGGTTGATTTGCAAGCCAATGTTCTTTTGCACAAATCTTGAAATCACTATGAGGTTCGGCTTTGTACCAGAAAACTTGGTCTTCTATTTTATTGGATTTGGAACCATTATGGATAACAAGACATTCATAATTCTCTGTACATTGGTCCATAATTTGACAAAAGATTTCAAATGTCGGAAACATACCAGCAAATTGATTGTAAATTCTCAGACGATTTGTAATAATGTTTTCACGCAAAATAAAGATATAATCAATATTTGTTCGTAAAATGGGCGGTATTCCGAGAGGATATTGCATAGTAATAATTGTCAAGAGGTCTTTATGTCGTCCATTCATAAAAACATAACGCATCATTGCGCTGGAAGCCCAAGAATTGTCAAAAAGACAATCATCTAAAATAAGAAAATAACGTGTATCTCCGAATCGTCTTGCACCGGGAACTCCAACAGATTTTCCGGGTCCTCCTGCTTTTTTATTCAGAGCTTGAATTTTTGTCTGTCGTTTGAGAGCCTGGAGTACTACATCATCATTATATTCTTCATGAATGAATTGTCCTGGGAGCATTAATTGATAGAAAGAGTTAGCAGATTCTGTAGCAGAAATAGCAACTCCTTCAGGAAAATCCCGTTTGTAATACAAGAGGTCTTTTACTAAAAAAGATTTACCGGTATTTCGTTTTCCGATAAGTACAATTAATGCATCATCGGCAATGCTTGACATATTAAATTTTTTAAGATTGACATTCATTGGACTGAGTGTTTGTTTCTGTCTCTGTCTTTAGTCTATCATCTGGGTCGTAGAAAAAAAGAATGCGACTAACGACTGATAAAAAAGACCAGACCGATAAAAGAAGAAGAATGTCGATTGCAGAATCAGAATCAGAATCAGAATTTCACGCTGAACTTCTTGAGATTTTACCTATATGTGAGCGTGAACCAGAAGAATTAGCTATCCATTTAGAACCACTTTTAGAATATAAATCATTAAAAATGAGACACGACGAAGACGAAGACGAAGACGAAGACGAAGATGAAGATGAAGATGTAGTGTATCCTCATTTGCAACTCCGGATGCCTGTATCAGAAAAATTATCAGCTGAAAAACGAGGTGTTTTGGTTCATACAATTGAGGATTCTGATAATACTCTTCTTGTGAATATCAAGTTGAATCATCGTTATACTATCGTGAATACCTTGAAGAATGATACAAGTACTCCACAGGAGCAATTACAATCTTATACTGAATGGGTAATAGCGAGGGAGGTTAGCAGATTGGTGGAACGAAGACTTTGTCCAGGTTTTCCATACTTTCTGGGAGCATTTGAAGCGAAAGCGAGGCGATTTGTTATGAATATCACTGATGAATTTAATGCAGTTCGCCACGAAGATTGGTTTAAAGAGAATCACGGGAAGTTATTTGATTTAGATATGGATTTAGAAGACACATTAAGTATTGAATCAGGGAAACAATTACAGACATTGAAAATGGAACAAGCACATATTGACTTGGATATTGAAGAAGTTATGATTTCTCAAGCTGAACACCAAGAAGAAACTTACGCTGAAGCCGAAGCCGAAGCAGAAGCCGAAGTGTATTGTTCTTCTTTTGAAGACCACATGGAGTATACGAAAGAGCCTGAGGAGTATTCTGATATAGAATCCCTGAATGGTCGTGTGATTGCAATTTTGAGAGAAACTCCTGTGATTGGATATATCAATCAATTCTTGAAGGGTCCTCTTGGAAAAGAAATTGCAGATGGTGATTTTACTATTGAGAAACACGCTGATAGTCAAAAACGATGGGCAAGTATGTTATTCCAAATCTGTTTTTCTTTAGCGATAGCTCAGCGTGAAATAGATTTTACACATAATGACCTTCATACAGATAATATAATGTGGGAAGATGTTCCTGAATCTTATTTACTTTGGTATAGAATCAATGGTAAATTATATCGTGTTCCCAGTTATGGTCGTGTATATAAAATCATAGATTTTGGAAGAGGAATTATTCGTAATCCAGCTGGGATAGGCAATCCTTGGTTAGTATCAGAGGCATTCCGAATGGAAAATGATGCAGGAGGACAATATAATATTCCTCCATTTGAAACTCCGGAGCTACCCCGTCGTGTTCCCAATCGTAGTTTTGATTTGACAAGATTTGCGTGTTCAGTTCTGGAGGATTTGTATCGTACAACGGATTCTCTTCCTGAGATGGCGTTGGGTGTATCGCGTAAATCTGGTGAGTTAATAACTAAATTGATATCAGGTACATTTGGAGGTGTTTATAAGACAGATAATGAGATATTCAATATATTGATGGAATGGACTACGGATTCGGAAGGGTATAATTTGCATTGGAATGGAGAGATATCTGAGGAAGGTGAGCTTGAAGACCGCTATGGAGCGTGGGAGTTATATTGTAAGATAGCAGAAACGGCATCTCGTGGAATTCCTGAGAAGCAATTTGAGAAAGGAATCTTCCGGCAATTCCTTGCAAAACCAGGAACACAACCGCCCCAAGGAAAGAATGTTTATAGTTTTGATTTGGGGGGAGTCTAAAGGATACCGGCGTATATTTCTATTTGGAGACCTCAACATCAAGAGTTTCTCATAATCCCCGATTGGGTGTATTATGACTTACAAGACATAGTTTCTTATTTGAAAATCAAACATAATATAATTCATTTCATAGGGGGATTGCATCCCCCTCTGAGACCCCCTGCTTTCATCAAGAGTTTCTCATAATATCCAATTGAATACCTTATGAAGACCCTGACATAATGTATCATTTGAAAATAAATCTATGATGTATATTCCCTCATAAGAATTCCAATGGAACTTTGATGAAAGACAATTGATGTAATTCTGGTAGCCCCGGGGGGCTGAGAGGGAGCAGTGGTAGCCTTTTGCATAGCTTCCCTAAACGTTAGTATAACTTATGCATTGCTTAGACCCCCATCAAGAGTTTCTCATAATCCCTGATTGGGTGTATTATGACTTTCAAGACATAGATTCTTATTTGAAAATAAAACATAATGTAATTCATTTCATAAGAATTCCAATAGAACTCTAATGGAGGGGGTGTCAGCCTCTTGATATTTATCATTGAATCCGTAGAATGGAACCGGAATCAGAATCAGAATTAATGAATCCATATGAATTTATGGCTACCCAAGAAGTAGCTATGGATATCCGCCTGGAAGAGATGAAAACACCTAATCCTAATGATGCAATTCTTGAGAATCTCATTCAGAAATTCACAGGAAAATGTATGGACGGAGGATTTGTTCTCCCTGGAGAAAATACCATTCAAATCCTAACAAGGTCTCCATTTGTTCTTAATTCATTATTCGGTGATTCTTCTCATAGAACATATGTCCGATTCAAAGCAAAAGTCTTAGATATTCCTCCTGGAACTGAAACTACTTCTGTAATCACACATATCACTCCTTCCAGAGTTATCACTGAATATTCTCTTCCAGAATATGGAGATATCTCACCAATTCGTATCGTGTATCCTACAAATATCCATACAGAAGAAGAACGAGAAATTCTGAAGACATTAAAACAAGGAATGTCTATTCGCGGAGTCATAGTTCATCGTAGTTATTCTCTTGGAGACCCTCAAATTGTTGCAATCGGGAGATTCCAACAGATTATTAAAGACGCCACACCTTTATCTTCTTAAAATGGATATTCATCTTACATTCGTTTTCTTGTTCTTGTTCTTCCTTGTTTTCCTAATCGGGTACGACAATATCCTGGAAAGGATGGTGTCGACTCAATCCATTCACACCTCGCAGGGTCGCATCGGTCTTGTGGTTTTTGACTACAATGAGATAACACTCCAGCTTGACGCAATTGTTTTCTCGTGAGATTTATACGACGAAAACCATAGTATTTTCGATAAAGTCCCAGGAGATTTTCAAGAGTTTTCATTTGTTGATAAGTGGCTTTGTATTTTTGAATACGACCTGTCGTGTATCCTCCACGAGGGTCTCCTTTGAGAATTCCAATAAATAATGTTCGAGTAAATCCAAAAAGACGATAATGAGTTCGTTTTGTTTCTGGATTAAAATCTACTTGTAGAATTCCTGTTCGTTTGAGTTCTCCGAGAAACTCTTGAAATGATTGATATGAATGAATCTCTTTAAACCCACGATACTCCTCCAATTCGTGCTGAGTTAAATGAGTTTCTTCTATACGATGACGAATTGTCTTAATACGTTTAAAGACTTGTACCAAAAATGGTAAATAGATTTCTTCCCAAACATCTCGTTTCGGCATTCTATTGATTCTTTTCTTTTTCTTTTTCTTTTCTAAATGAATCGTTCTCATCAACTAAATTCAAAAACTGAATTGAACGCAGTAGAGATATCTCTAATGGAACTGAATGCTTTTTCTAAATCCCAACCCCAATCCCAATCGATTCCAGTGTATAACCGAATTCCAAAGGATATGATTCTCATTGTGATTGATACAGAAACTACTGGTCTTCCCCGAGATAGACACGCACCTGTTTCTGTCAGGGGGAATTATCCATTTCCTGTACAAATTGCGTGGTGTGTGTATCGTCCTCCAAATCTTGCAATTCCAGATGCAGATGCATCATCAGTAGGAATTCAAACAGAAAGAAGTTATATCATTCAACCAGACGATTGGGAGATTCCGGAAGATTCTACAAAAATCCACGGAATCTCACAGATACAAGCCAGAGAATCTGGTGTACCTCTTCGAAGTGTTCTGGAGAAATTGCATGAAGATTGTCGAGGAGCCAATGGAATTGTCTTTCATAATCGTGATTTTGACCTTCCTGTTTTACTTCACGCAGAAGCAATCACTGGTTTATCTTGGATAAGTAGTCCTTTAAAAACAATGCCGTGTTTATGTACGATGCAATATGGTAGAAATCTTTGTAAACTTCCAATGCCTTCCAGTCTTTTAGAACTTAAAAATGGAACTTCAGTGAGTTCACGACAAAAATTCAAAGCTCCTCGCCTTGAAGAATTATATATATTTCTCTATAAGAAAGCTCCAACAAGAAGACTTCATAATGCTCTGGAAGATGTTCGGGTATTAGCGGATTGTCTCACCAAACTCTTTACATTTCATGTTTCATCATTGCGCGTAGAATCTCCTTCATTATTCAGGGGAGCTTCTACAGAATGACCCAGACCCAGACCCATTGAATTCTTTACGGGTCCAAACGACTTTCGGTGTTCAGAATGAATTCCATAAAGTCGGATTGCATCAAAATGAGCCTTTGTACAATATCCTTTATGTTTTCCCATATTCCATTTTTCTTGAAGTTCTGGGTCATGATGTATCGCATCATAAACATAATGGTCGCGAGAAGTTTTTGCTAAGATGGATGCCGCTGAAATCTCACGAATCGTTGCATCTCCTTTTACAATACACGAATAAGGTATAATATCAGTTTCACCATCAGAAGTTGTATCCATATAGGTTTTAAAATAATTACCATCAATCAGAATCTCATCAAATCGTGAATCTTGACCATATTTCTCACGATACATTGCAATACAATCACGAATTGCACGATGCATTGCAATCATATTAGCTTGTAAAATATTCACGCGGTCTATTTCCGTAGAAGATGCAGAACCAACACCCCAAGCTAATGCATATTCTTTGACAAAATGCATAGCATCTTCACGACGTTTCTCGCTGAGTTTTTTAGAATCTCTCAAGAGTTGTTCTCCTGTAAGTTTATGACTTCTTTTGATTTCAGTACTACTGGAAGATTCACCTGAAAGAGCTTCTGGAAGAATCACAGCACCAGCAAAGACGGGACCCCAACAACATCCACGACCTGCCTCATCGACTCCAATGACAATCTTTTTTGAACTCTCACCCGCATCAGCCATTCTCAAAATTCAAAATTCAAAATTCAAGATGATATCTTATTTAATCAACTCAAAAAGGTTCAATTCACAAAGTAAGATTTAACTATTCAGTATTATTAGATTTAGATTTCTATGGAATTACCAACATACATCTGGTTATTGATTTTTACATTTTTAATTGTTATGATGACTCCATTGTATAATACAAGATGGGAAGGATTTTCAGGTTCAAGTGCTGCTGACCCCGAAAATCGTCGTGTTCATCGTATGATGGTATTAGGACATCTTCCTCGTGTGAGATTATCAAACCCTTTCAATCCATTCATAGATGTGGAAACTAATCTTCCTGATAATTACAGGGATAATCAGTATTCTACTGAGCTTGTACCTTGGGGGGAATCTCATCTTAGTCGTCTTGAAGGCTTTGAATCAAATTCCAAATCTGGACAACTCCATTTTGATTCCTTCTCCACGAATCATTCTATTAACAGCGTTTCTGTTCCTTTGTAGTTATTTTTTTATATATAACTTGGATGAACTCTTGATTCTAACAGACCCTAAAGAAGGATTTTTAGTAGGAGATTCTCGAGATTTTGAGAAATCCATTGTAGTGATTGATAAACGCCGACTTTTAGATAGACTTGAGGCTCATCTACAGAGAATTCAATTACCTCCAGGAATTCATTGCAATCCTCGTGCAGAACCTCCCTGGGTAAATCGCATAGAAGTTCGTAGTTATCTTCGTAGAATTCAGCAAGTCAATCCTGAAGTAGAAGAAAAAGATTTTGAACCCTGGGTAAATTTGACAATGTATGTTTATTCATTAATTTGTGAGGAACGACATTGGTTGATGAAAGCAATTTTGTCAATGGAAATTGACCCAAAACTGGACTATTCCAGTGATGATGTTCGTCGTCATTGTGATGAACTTCTTGCATTTTATCAACGTGCGACAATTGGAAGTGCAAAGATGCGTCCCAGTGTTGAAGTGAATGAAATCTTTGGATTCGGAATTGGAGAAGTAGACCCTTATATGGAATCATCTAAACAAGGAAGTCTCAATCAAAAAGTCCAAAAAGCAGCAGAACCATCTTGGGGAATGGGAACAGATGGACGTTCTCTGGTCTCTCTTTTGAAAACTCCGTCTATTTCTGCTGTAGTTTCTTTGCCGACCCAGACGAATGAGACTGATGCTATTTGGTATATAACAGACCAAGTTTCTCCGTCTGTCTGGGTTGGAACACGTAATACAGAATGATTTGACTCTCGCGAGTATTAGAAGAGATGTTTTTAAGAATCCGTGATATTGGAATTCTACTGGTGATTATCATTGTAGTGTATGGTGTATTTGTCTATAGATTTGGATATGATATGACTCATGTGAATCAAGCATTTACGGAAAACTTCCAAAGCAATGGAAGAGGAATTGGATATGGTTCTGGAATGGATGCATCGACTTCAGAATCTACTGAGGTGTCTTCCAAGATAGACCTGGAAACGATTCGTAAGAATTTTTCAGAGACTCTTGCATTGGTAGATGCATCTTCTCATGATGACCCACGGAGTTCTAATCGTTCGGTTTTACGTGTAGGATTAGAAAGATTGATTACAGAGATTGATTTTATGCGTTCAGAACGCGGGAGGTTTCTGGAAGCCTCGGATATGGAGGAGTTGATACTTCAATCAGGACAAACTCTCAGAGGGTTGTGAATCAGATTCAGAATTGTTCTCAATCATTATTAGATTCGGTGAGATTCAGTAATATGTTTGGATTGAAGATGCATTGGATTCATTTATTAGGAATCTTATTTCTGACATTGTTGGTTGGAATGGGTCTTGGATATTCTGTGAGTGAAGGATTCCAATCATTTGGTGGAGAAGATTCCCGTAGATATCGTTGCCGTGAATACATTGATATGAGTAAATATATGTTAAAAACGGAATGTCCTGCTATGCCCAATATGGAAGATTACGTGAAGAAGAGTGAAGTTCCTCCTTGTCCTCCGTGTATCTGTTCTTGCAGTAAGCCGTGCAATGTAGGAAAGTGTCCTCCTTGCCCTCGTCCTCGTTGTCCTGAACCCCGGGCGGCGAGATGTGCTCCATGCCCGGAATGCCCAGCAGTTCGTCCTGCACCTTGTCCCCAGCCGGAGATAGTTATTAAAGAAGTGCAGGCAGACCGCGGTGGTCCCTGGCGTGTTCGTCCTGCGATATCTCCTTTAGATGGTATTTTCAATAATGGGATTATGTAAGAGGGCTAAGACTTCCGTCTAAAAGATACTAACGTATATCTCTATTTTGGATTCATTAAGAAGAATCTGTTAAAATCCTGAGAAGTTTTGTATCAAACTGACGAATCATTCTGTGAATTTCCTGGGTAGATGTGTCCTTGGGAATTCTACGAAAGATTCCTTGATACTCCTTCAAGAGAGTTTCAATCTGAGAAAGTCCTTCAAAGACTTTTTGATATCTTGATGTTTCTGTTTCTATTTCATTAAAATTCAAATCATAAATCAGTCTCTTGAGAACCTGATATGCTTTCATAGTCAAATAGTATTGATAGAACTCCTGAGATTCATCCAATGTGTCTCCGGAGGTTTCCGGAAAAAGATTCAAATGAACTACTACAGAATCTTCTGGGCTTGAACTCGGACTCGGACTCAGACTCAGACTTGATAAGTCTGTTTCAGAATCTGTAGTTGATAACAAAGAACCCATTGTAGTGTATTCTCCGATACATATTCTTGATTAAGTTTATATGAAAGATAGATATGAATTCATCAAAATGGGGTCCTTATGGTTGGATAATGATTCATAGTGTATCCCAACTTGGATTACAACCGAAACGCTATTATCGTTTTCTGGAAAAACTCCAACAGATTCTCCCGTGTAAATTCTGTAGAAATAACTTCTGGAGAAATCTCCGTGCATTAAAACATTCACTTCCTCATGAATCTTCACAGCTTCCTCTCTGGAGTATTCACGTGCATAATTCGGTATCATTAGATATTGACCCGGATGCAGATATCTGGGAACCAATGAAGACTCTTCATTTATTACCAGAAGTTTCCGTAGAAACACTTTTCCCAAAAGAATTTTTTTATGCTGTTTCTTTGAATGTTGATGATGAGGAACGAATTCCAGTTCTTCTTGATTTTATCAAAGAATATCGTAAGATATTGAGTTTGAGTCAGAAAATAAAACTTACATTGAAAACAGAAGACATACAATGTATAGAAACATCTCTGGAAACTCTTGAAAAAGAATTAAGTCAAAAATATGATAAACAAGTCATCAAAGAGAATGTCAAAATCAATATGATACACTTTACGGATACAATAGTGGAATGTTCTAAAGAAGATATTCCATCAGAAAATGAGATAGTTCAAATGATTTATCGTTCAGAAGATTCCAGAAAAGCTCGTGTTTCAAGTTTCATTCGGAAAACTCGTAAATCCAAATACAAACATGTATCAGCGGATTCAGATATCGCATCTAAATCTCGTAAGAAGTCTTCATAAACTTTGGAAGAATATGTACAATCAAGATACATAATGGAAGTCCATAAGAAAGCCATAGATTCAATTCTATGAGATGTTAAAATAGGTTTAGATTCAGGATTTGCTCTATGAAGAAGTGTATAAAACCACCGAACTTCCCATTCGTGTTCTTTGGATAAACCTTTTGTAAAGGTTGAATCCATAGGTAATAGAGGTTGCAATGCAGATTTCCATTGAGATGTCATAGTAATTGGAATGAAACTGATAATAATGTTATCGTAGATGTTCAATTAGATACTTCTTAGAATTAGATAGAAATGAATGTTTATATTATTTTTGCATTGATAACTGCATTGATAATGTCTGGATGGTTATTGTTGAGATACATACGAATGCCTCATTATGAGTTATTTACGAATAGTACTCCAATGGCTCCGATAGTATTAACGATGTATAAAACGGAATGGTGTGGATATAGTCAAAAAGCAAAGCCGATGATTCAAGGATACACTTCGTGGATGGAATCAGGGAAAGGTTCTCCGAAAGTTGCGGTGGAGATAGTGGATTGTGATTCAGCAGAAGGAAAGCCGCGATGTGCAAGTGCAAATATTCAAGGATATCCAAGTTATCATTTATCAGTTTCTGGGAAAGCTCCTGTTCCAGTGGAATTAGGAAGTGAGATGACACCGGAAGAAGTTCATCGTACATTGGGGTTCTGAATGAAAAAGCATAGTTTCTCTAAACGTTAGTATAACTTAGGGATTGCTTAGACCCACCCCCATCTAAACGATACATTCGTATATTTCTATTTGGATGCTCCTGTTAAAAAAGAGGGGGTTGATGTTTCCATATCAGTAGTTGACCCAGACCCAGAACCCGTTTGTAAATATGATGGAATCTCTTCTTGGACTTGTGCTTGTGCCTGAGTTCCTCGTGATTCCCACGGAAGAGTCCGTCCCATTGTACTTTCATATCCTCTTTGTATAAAATACATTCGGATATGTTCCGGTAATTCATTCGTGATTGGTACATCCGCAATATCCAGTGGAATCGGTATAAAACATTCACGGAGAGTTGTTGTCATATTTCGCAATGTTAATGCTCGAATATTTTGAACAACTGAATGATACACATGCAAAGCCATATCTTTCAAACCCGTAATCGTTTCACTTTTTAAATCGTGTGATACATTGAGAATCACTGACCGCGGAGCATCAGCTTCTGTCAATGTATCTATTAGAATCGGTGTTGTGAGTCCTCCATCTACAAGAACTTGTTGTCCAATTTTAACAGGAGTATAGACAAATGGAATCGCAGTAGTTGCTCGAATTGCATCTTCTACTAACACCATTGGGGTTGATTCATAACTAAAAATGATTTCTTGATAATTCTGGATATCAACAGCATTGACAATGAGACTCCGTTTTGTAAGTTGATAAAGTTGGAAGAAATTTGGTTTTTCGATTCCAATAAGTCGTTGACACACTGACCGGATAAATACACGCATTCCTTTTCCAGTATCCAAACCGAATTCATCAGGAAATCGTAGAATAGTTTGACTACTCACATCAAAAAACAAATTCGCTGGAAGTTTGAGACATAATGCGTGAATCGCTTTCCAACTCATTCCAAGACATACACACAATCCCAGTAAACCTCCAACAGATGTCCCGTATATATGTGTAAAATCTCGGAGTTTAATTCCTTTATCTTCAAGAGCTTTAAAACAACCTGCATAAGCAATCCCCATAATTCCTCCAGAACCTAATACAAGAGATGTCTTAGGACCATTCATAGAAGAAGCCATTGCAGAAGTAGATGGAGACCCAGCAACAGAGGGACCTCGTGGTTCCATCAGCCGAGTTGCAACAGAGATATTCATCGGAATTCTAATTCTAAAAGAATTACGATGAATCTTCCAAAGAGTTATTCGCGGTTTAGATTAGAGTAGAATCCAATGAATCGTCAAATTGATATTCACGAGTTATTTCAAGAAAAAGTTCGTCGTGAAGAAACTCGTTTAGCTGTCTATGATTCTATTTTAGAGAAAGTTCATAATCGTATTAAAATGGTAGCAAGACACGATGGAGGCTATACATTTTCATTCTATGTTCTTCCGGAGGTTATGATTGGACAACCTTTATTCAATGCTGACCAATGTCGTTCCTTTGTGATTACGGCTCTTGTCAAGAATGGTTTTCGTGTAAAATACTTTCACCCAAATCTGTTGATGATTTCTTGGGCTCATATGGCTCCTGAATATGAGACATCTCGGAAAGTGATTGAGGAAGAACAGACACAATTGATAACGCAATCCCGTCTAAAGAAGCACGAAGAAGAACGCGAGATGGCTTCAAGGATAGAACAACAACAAATAGAATATGAGAGAATGCTCCAGAGTCAATTACAAGCCCAATTGGAAGAAGCCAGGAAGAAACGCAAAATGGTTCAAGGTGAATTCTTGAAAGACCCAGAAGAATATGTTCCGAGTCAAACATTGAGAAATATCTATTTCAAAAAACCGGGGGGAGGAGGTCGATAGAGGGGATTGCATAATTTCCCTAAACGTTAATATCAGTTAAGCATTGCTTAGACCCCCATCAAAAGTTTGTCATAATTTCTTATTGAATGTCTTATGACTTTCCTGACATCATTCCTCATTTGAAAATAAAATATGATGTATATTCCCTCATAAGAATTCCAATGAAACTCTTATGAAAGACAATTGATGGGGGTGGAACCCCTTTTTGGCGTAGCCCGGGGGTCTCAGAGGGGGCGGAGCCCCCTTCTTATGAAAGACAATTGATGAATTCTGGTAAAATCCTTGGCGTAGCCCGGGGGTCTCAGAGGGGGCGGAGCCCCCTTCTTATGAAAGACAATTGATGAATTCTGGTAAAATCCTTGGCGTAGCCCG